GGCCAACGGTGCCACCTTCAGCAACCAGCTCAACACGGCTGCGGCTCTGTCGCAGACCTCGCTTGAGCAAATCCTCATTCAAATCCGCAACGCTGTTGACAACAACGGCAAGCGCATTCGTTTGACGCCGAAGAAGATCGTCGCTGGTCCCAGCAACGTCTTCCAAGCTGAAGTGCTGCTGAAGTCGGTTCTCCGTGCTGGCACGGCAGATAACGACGTGAACCCCGTCAAGTCGATGGGGCTGTTGGATGGCGGTCAAGCCAACCTGTCGCGTATCACGTCGACCACCGCATGGTGGGTGCAGACGGATGCGCCGGAAGGTCTGAAGCTCGCTATGCGCCGTGGTCTGGAAAAGTCCATGGAAGGCGACTTCGAAACCGACAGCATGCGGTACAAGGCCACCGAGCGTTATGCGTTCGGCTGGACCGACCCGCGTGGCGTTTACGGTACGCCGGGCGTGTAATCACGCTGACCATCTGGTCAAAGGGAGCCCCTCTTGGTCCGCCAAGGGGGGTTTTCTTTTGTGTGCTATGCAGAGGCCTATTTCTTATGCTATGGAGGGGCTCTGGGATTAATAGCTTGCCAGACCGCCCCAGCGGACGATGCACAGACTGGCGAGCGACTTGTGCATAAAGGATATGAACATGGGTTCTACAACTTTCTCCGGTCCGGTTACTTCGACCAACGGCTTCATCGGCACTGTCACCGGCAACATCACTGGCAACGTTACGGGTAACGTTACAGGCGATCTCACCGGCATTACGATTGGCACTGTCACCACCCGCTCGGGCGCTGGCGCTGTTCCGATCACGGCTGCGACTGTTCGCCTCACCACAACGGGCGCAAACGCTCTGACGCTGGCTAACGGCACGAACGGCCAGATCCTGTCGATTGTTATGGTTGCTGACGGCGGCGACGGCACGCTGACCCCGACCACGAAGACGGGCTTCACGACCATCACGTTCAACGACGTGGGTGATAGCGTGATGCTTCAATACTTCACCACGCTCGGCTGGATGATCCTTTCGAACAACGGTTGCACTGTCGCCTAAGGCATATCGCTTTTGGCAATTAGTGTGATATAGTTAGGCGACCACTTGGGGCACCCCCTCTATACCCGCTTCAAGTGGTCACCTTCTCCGAAGGAGATTTCAACATGATGTGTGATAAACTTGGCTATCGGGTTGTTAACAACACAACCACCACGATTAAGCCGACCCCGGCGGGGTTCTTTGGTTTGTCCGTCACTGGCGCTGGTAACGTAACCGTTTACGACCACGCTTCTGCTGGCAGCGGCGTGGTGCTGTACACCAAGACTGGCGCAACGGCTGGTGAGACTGTCCACTTCGGTGGCAACGGCATCGCTGCTAACAATGGTCTGACGGTTGTAACCACTGGCACTGTCGTGGTGCTGTACACGTAAGGCGAACACAATGCCCTTTGGCCCGCCTAATTATCCGTTTGAAGCGCGACTGGCGAAAGCCCGTGATGAGATCAATGACGCCCTTAATTTGCGTCTAAAGCCGCTTGGCCCTCCGCCAAATCAGCAGTCGATGCAGATCCCCGGCAACCCCCAGTTAAACCCGCAAGGCATGTCTTTTTCGGACATGCAGCAGGTGGGCCCCGGCGTGTTGAGCGGTAACGCAATGGTCGGGCCGCAGGGTTTCGGCGGCGCGTCTGCAAATTACGGTATGCCAGTTGCAGGCGGTCAGCTAAATGTTGGCGGCTCTGTGAGCCCCGGCATGGACGTTGCTCAACTTCAAGCTCAGTACCAGCGCGGCCCCTTCAGCGCAGGGTTGCAGTATCAGCCGGGCGCAGGCGTGTCTGGTGGCATACAGTATCGCAAGCAATTCCAAGAGGGTGGCCTTGCCACGTCTCTGCGCAACAACCCCGTTGACCATGAGCGTGACGTTGCTTTCGTTAGCACCCGCAATCAGCACTTGCGCGAGATGGTTGGTAAACAGCCCCATGCTCGAGGCGGTCTGGCCATGGCAGAGGGCGGCGCATGGACGCGCAAGGAAGGCAAGAACCCTGAGGGCGGATTGAACGCCAAGGGACGTGCCAGCCTGAAGGCGCAGGGCCACGACATCAAGCCACCAGTTTCGGCCAAGCAGGCCAAAAAGTCTCCCAAGGCGGCCGCTCGTCGCAAGAGCTTCTGTGCTCGGATGAGCGGCATGCCCGGGCCAATGAAGGACGAGAAGGGCCGTCCAACGCGCAAGGCCCTGTCTCTTAGAAAGTGGGACTGCTGATGAGCGACTTTGCTGTAAAGCCTGTTTGGGACAAGAAGCGGCCGAAGGATCTCGGCAAGCCTAAGTCATTGTCCGTAAAGAAGAAAAAGGCTGCCAAGGCGCGCGCTGCTGCTGCCGGTCGCCCCTACCCCAATCTCATTGATAATATGGCTGTTGCCCGCAAGAAAGGTAAGTAACATGGACGGTTTTAAGAACACGACCAAGACCAACTATTCCACCACTGCGGGCCGCACATTTGCCCGTGGCGGCATGACTGTCAGCCGTAATGATATGGCCGATGGTGAAGGCCCCATGAGCAAGCCTGCCATGGTCGCCAAGTATGCCAAGGGCGGTCATGTTAAGAAGGCTGAGCAGAAGATCGGCCGGGTGATGAAAGAGTTCACCGAAGGCAAGCTGCACAGCGGCTCGAAGGAAGGCCCGAAGGTCAAGAGCACGAAGCAGGCTGTTGCCATCGCTTTGAACGAAGCCCGCGCTGCCGGTGCCAAGATCCCGCGCGTGAAGCGTGGTGAGGGCACACCTATCGGCAAGGGCCCTGAGCGTGGCATGGGCGCTATGACTGATCGCGAAATGAAGATGCTGCGCTCGGCCGAGGCTGACGACGTTCTGGCCGCGCGCATGACGCGTGACGAAATGGCCATGGGCAAGAAGGGCATCCGCATGGCTCAGGAGCGCATGGCAAGCGAGCGCAAGCGCGGTATGGGCGCTATGAGCGACAAAGAAATGCGCGTGATGCAGAAAGAAGCCATCAAGCCGATGGCCGTCAAGAAGGCTGTGCCGTCAACCAGCACGAAGCCGATGTATGGCCCTGCTAAGCGCCTCTCGATCCCTCTGAACAAGGGCGGTCTGGCCGCCATGCCGAAGGGTAAGTGCAAATGATCATGAAGTCTAACCTCGGCAAGGTGTTAGGGCGGATTGCTCCACAGCAAAACGCACAGATGCCTGCACAACAGCCCCAACTTGGCGGCGGTCTCATGGCGCTTATGAACCGGCCCAACCCGCAGAGTGGCATGACGCCGTCTAACATGCTTGCCAACCTTGGTCAGATGCTTAGCGGGCAACGCCCTACGCGGCCGACCAATACCGGGAATGGGATGCTCGTTATGCCTGCCATCCCGCAGCCGTATCAACAAGGGCCCATGGCTCAGCCGCATATTTACAACCCAGTAAATACGACAACTGAACGAGATCTTCGCGGTCCGCGCGGTATGGGCGGTATGCGCAATATGTTCGGCGTTAATCCTAACGACCTTGCGGCGATGGGTGGCATTCTTCCTAAGCTTGCTGAGCAATTCCGCAATGCAGAAGCTATGCCAAGCAATTGGGTCTCTGCGCCGCGCACTCTGACGCCTGAAGAACAGATTGCGATCACCAGTATGCCTGCTACGCGGACAGCACCTGCGCAGCCAGCGCCGACATCTTTTGATCGGAATGCAGCGTTGCAGGCATTTAATGCACGCGCCGCTGAAATGAACGCATCTGGTAAAGGCCTGTTTAACAGTGGCGTGTCTCCTGATGAGTTTAGGATGTATCAAGGCATTCTACGCAATTTGCAGCTCAATCCTAATTCAACGCCAGAGCAGCACGCCGACATTTTGAACAAGTCGATGGCGTTTCTAAACCAGTATAGCGGCTCGACCCCGCAGCCTATGGTTGATCCTAACGTTCCGTATCGCCCAACGGGGCCGGATGCTTTTTATGGTGCTCCGCCAGCACCCGCACAGCAAATACCCCAGAACGCGCAAGGCGTGGCTCTGGGTAAGTCTCTGGGAATGGCAAGGCAGCCGCAAGGCATGACGCTAAGCAACGTCCCGCAGCAACAACGGTTGACGCTTAGCAATGTGCCGATGCAGGGAACCACCCCTCAGCCTATGTCTGCACCGCAGGGAATGGCTATGGGTGGCCTGATGAAAAAGTATTACGGCGGGGGAATGTGTTAAACAGGGGGACTGGGGCGGCTGACTTGTGATTGGCCGCCTCTTCTTGTATAACCCTGATGCCAGAAATGCCTGCTCAAGCTAGTGGGCTGCTGACTAAAACCAGCGAGCAGGATTGATGGCTTACAGCAACACGGTATCTCAGACAGTATTCAACACGCGGAAGGTGATCGAAAACGCCATCCGGCGCTGCAAGCTGCCTGCCGAAAGCATCACGGCTGAATACGTCGATATTGCGAACGACCAGCTCTATCTGCTGCTATCGGATCTCGCTAACATGGGTGCGCCGCTGTGGTGCATCGAGAAGCAAATCATCCCGCTGTATAACGGCGTGGGTGACGTGGTGCTTGACACCAAGGTTGTTGACATCCTCAACAGCAATTTCCGTCAGCTTCAGACCGTTAGCGGCACTGACACGACCACTTCTACCACGCATACCATCTCGTTTGGCGGCGACACGTTTGTCACGACGGTTGGCATTAAGTGGGCTGACGCATCTGTTCCGATTGCCATTGAGCGCTCATCCGATAACATCGTCTGGGAAACCATCCAGACCGAAGATCCGGTTGCTGTCTCGGGGGAGTGGACTTGGTACGATCTCGTAAGCTCGGTCGCCACGCCGTATTTCCGCGTGCGGGCAACCAGCGGCAACCTCGTGTTCGAGGAAATCTATACGGGCAACACACCGACAGAGATCCCGTTGGCGCGCATGAACCGCGACGACTACACGAACCTGCCGAACAAGACGTTCCAGAGCAATCGTCCTCTGCAATACTGGTACGACCGCCTTATTCCGAACCCAATCATGCACTTGTGGCCGGTTCCGAACAGCGGCGCTGACACTTGCCAGCTTGTTTTGTGGGTCCAGCGTTACATCATGGACGTTGGCACCATGACGCAGGAGATTGAGGTTCCTCAGCGCTGGTATGAAGCCCTTGTGGCTATGCTGGCAGCCAAGATGGCGATGGAAATCGTTGAAGTTGACGTGAACATGATCGGTTTGTTGGATGCAAAGGCCCAGCAGGCGCTGTATACGGCGCAGGCAGAGGAGCGCGACAACTCTCCGATGATGATTGCGCCCAATATCAGCATGTATACGAGGTAATATGGGCATTTATCTCGACACTCGCGGCAAATCGACCCTTGGCATCGGGATTTGTGGCCGTTGCTCACGCAAAATGAGCCTTGATGACCTGTATTCGGACCCAAATTACCCCGGATTGAAGGTTTGCCTAGCCGATATGGACGAATATGACCCATATCGCCTACCAGCGCGCCAACCTGAGAAGATCGCACTGCGTTTTGCGCGTCCTGACACGCCAATTAACACAGATCCGCTCGGTTTGCCGACCGAAGACGACAGCTATTTCCTCGTCAGCGAGGATTTCGAAGAGTATTTGGAGCCGTAAATGACAACAGTTCCCTCAAATCTGGTTCCGACACGCATTTCGCAGCTCACCGAGTACGACGGTCTGAGCCAAGATGGGTATCTGCCTTATGTTCTTAACGGCGTCACCTACAAGGTCCGCTTCGGAAACATCGCGTCTGTCGGCGCTGTCCCGTCAAGCCGCACAATCACTGGTGGCGGTGGCCTCACTGGCGGTGGCGACCTTACTGCTAACCGCGTCATTTCTATTGCTGATGGTGGGGTGGGCTATACTCAGCTTGCTAATAGCGGCGTCACTGCTGGCACCTACGGCTCGTCTTCTGAAATCCCGGTTCTACAGATTGACGCAAAGGGCCGCGTAGAGGTTGCCTCTACCACTCCGATCAGCCTTAGCGGGTACGTTCCCACGAGCCGCTCAATCATTGCTGGTAATGGCTTGTCTGGCGGTGGCACGCTTGCCGCTGACCGCACTATCTCCCTTGCTTTGACCGCAGCAACTCCGCTGCCGGGCGGCGTCGCTGTCGCCGGGTCAAGCACTTTTGCAGCACGCGACGACCACGTTCACCCGGCTGTCGATCTATCCGATACCACTGAGACGTCTGGAGTGCTCCCCATGTCTCGTGGCGGCACCGGTAGCTCGCTCTCGCCTGCTGCCGGTGCCATCTTCTATTCTACAGGTTCGCAGACGGCCCTGTCTAATACCGGCAACCTCAATCAGATTTTTGTGTCAGGCGGCCCCCTCGGCGCGCCAGCTTGGTACGATATTTCAGGCGGCGTCACCGGCCTGTCGTTCAACGTCGTCAGCAACGCTTATGTGTTGACTGGGCAGGTTTCCATAGCTGGTGGCGGCACTGGGGCTTCAACGGCGGCAGGCGCTCGTGTTAACTTGCTGCCAAGCTACACTGGCAACGCTGGTAAGGCGCTGACGCTCAACTCGACTGCAACCGATGTCGAATGGACCACTATCTCTGGTTTGGGCACCGTTACGTCTGTTGACGTGTCTGGCGGCACGACTGGCCTCACGACCACGGGTGGCCCGATCACGGCTGCTGGCACGATCACCATTGGTGGCACACTGGCTGCAACGAACGGCGGCACGGGCCTCACAAGCTATGCAGTTGGCGATCTGTTGTTTGCCAACTCGACCACATCGCTCGGCACGCTTGCGATAGGGACCGGCCTTCTGTCTGCCAGCGGCGGATCTTTTTCTTACACGATGTCGCCGTCGCTGACGCAAGTTACCGTTGCTGCTGATCCGACTTTGGCGCTGCAAGTGGCGACCAAGCAGTATGTCGACACTCTGGTCGCATCGAGCATCACGTACCACACGCCCGTCAAGTATGAGGTGCCGAACACCACAGGCAACCTCAACGCCACGTACAACAACGGCACGGCGGGTGTTGGTGCTACTCTGACCAACGCAGGTACTCTTGGCGCGTTTACGCCGGACGGCACTGTGGCGCAGGTTGGTGACCGTATTTTGGTCTATAACCAGACCAACGCTTACGAGAACGGCGTCTACACCGTCACGACGGTCGGCAGCGGCTCTGTCGCTTGGGTTCTGACCCGCGCCACTGACGCCGACACCTATGCGCTGAAAAGCCCGAACAGCCTTGGCGAGGGCGACGCCTTCTTTGTCACGTCTGGTGCGACTGGTGCTGGCGAGACGTATGTCTGCAATACGCAGGGCACAATCACCTTCGGCACGACTGCGATCAACTTTGTGCAGGTGTCGTCTGCCCCTGTCTACACGGCGGGCACCGGTCTAACTCTAACCGGCAATCAATTTAGCCTGTCTACGCCAGTATCCGTTGCCAATGGCGGCACAGGCCAGACGACGGCAACTGCGGCATTTAACGCGCTGTCGCCCATCACATCGACCGGCGATCTGATCATTGGCGACGGTGCCAACAGCGCCACACGTCTGGCTATTGGTGCTAATGGGTACATTCTGACCTCGAACGGCACAACGGCATCATGGGGCCCGGCTCCTAGCAGCATGGTCTACCCCGGCGCTGGCATCGCAGTTTCGACAGGATCTGCGTGGGGCACCAGCTATGCTGTAAGTGGCACTGGCGATGTTGCGCTGACCAACTCTCCGGTCTTTACAACGCCAAACCTCGGCACGCCCTCCACTGTCACGCTGACCAACGCAACCGGCTTGCCCCTGACCACAGGCGTCACTGGCACGCTGCCTGTCGCTAATGGCGGCACGGGCGCGACAACGCTTGCGGCGAACAACGTCATCCTCGGTAATGGCACCAGCGCAGTGCAGACGGTGGCCCCGGGCGCAAGCGGTAACGTCCTTGTCAGCAATGGCACGACGTGGGTCTCTCAGGCTCCTGCACCATCAGGTATTTCCCAAGCCAAGGTTACTGGCATAAACTTCATCTTCGGGCTATAAGGACTGAATTATGGCAGCTCCAAACATCCTTGGTCTCACGACCGCCACAGGCAAAACGACGTATCTCACCCCGTCGGCAACTACTGCTGTCGTGCTTCTTCCAAACGCTGCCTCAAGCGGCAAGGTTCTCAAGATCAACCAAATCTTGGCGGCTAACGTGAACGGCACGAATGCAGTTGACTGCACGGTGTCGATTTACACGAATGGCGGTGTCGCCCAAGGGTCGGCCCCTACGGGCGGCACTGCCTACCCGATTGCTTCGACCATCTCGGTTCCGGCGGACGCGTCTCTGATCGTTGTGGACAAGACCACGCAGATCTATCTCGAAGAAGGCACCAGCATCATCGTCACGTCTGGTACGGCGAGCGGCATTACTTATAGCGTGAGCTACGAAGAACTCAGCTAAGGATGAGCGATGTCCAGACGGTATCAAGGCGGCTTCATTCGACCGGGCTATAATCCACTTAAGGTGCCAAATGCGCCGACCATTGGCACGCCCACAATTTTATCCGCAGTTTCCGTTTCGGTCCCGTTTACTGCGCCGTCTTGTGTGGGTGGTAGCGCAATTACCGGTTATACTGCTGTTTCATCGCCCGGGTGCGTCATGGTCACCGGCGCGTCATCTCCGATTACAGTTGGATGCTTAACGACAGGCACTCCGTACACTTTCCGCGTTTTTGCAACAAACTCCTTCGGCTCAAGCCCTTATAGCGCGACGTCGAGTAGCGTTACTCCCGCAGCAATCGGGCAACAGGCGTATACCGCTGCGGGTACCTATAGCTGGGTCGCTCCCGCAGGTGTTACTTCCGTCTCAGTCGTCGCTGTTGGCGGCGGGGGTAGCGGTGGCTTTATCTTTGGCGGAAGTGGCGCAGGTCTGGGGTATAAAAATAACTACTCTGTAACGCCGGGCAATTCTTATACGGTTGTTGTCGGTGCTGGCGGTGCAATACCCCCAGCATATACTTACGGGTCTAACGGGAACGATAGTTACTTTGTCAGCGCCTGTGTAGTTAAGGGCGGCAAAGGAATTGGGGGCCCGGCTGCGACCGGTGGTGGCACTTACACTGGCGACGGCGGCGGTAACGGCGGTGGGGTTGGAAGTTCGTGGAGCGGCGGTGGCGGCGCTGGTGGTTACGCTGGCGCTGGTGGCACCGCAGGATATGGTTACAGCGTTGGGCCAAATGCCGGTACTGGCGGGGGCGGCTCTGGCGGCGGGTCTGGGTTCTACAACAACAGATCTGGTGGTGGCGGCGGCGGCGTAGGTATTCTCGGCCAAGGTGCTAATGGCGTGCCGCTCAATAACGGTCCGTGGGGCACGTCTTACGGCGGCGCGGCCGGTCAAGGGGGCGGAGGCTCTGGTGGCGCTAATGGCGGTCTGGGGAACTCCTTTGCAGCCGCAACGGGCGTTGGCGGTGCATATGGCGGCGGCGGTGGCATGTCGTTCTACTATTGCGATTGTGTAAACTCTTACAGCTACTGTGGCGCGGCTGGTGGTGTTGGCGCAGTTCGTATCATCTGGCCCGGTAGTTCACGCCAATTCCCGTCTACCAATACAGGAAACCTCTAATGCCCACTTATACCGGCGTCTGGTCTCTTTCGCAGCAGTTTCAGGCACGCGGTCAAGGACTTTGGCCTGCGCCTCCGGGCGCTCCGACCATTGGCACGGCTTCTGTTGTTGGCAACGGCATCGTTAGTGTTTCGTTTACAGCGCCGACTTGCACTGGCATTCCTGCGGGAATTACAGGTTATATAGCCAAATCGACGCCCGGTTGTTTTACGGCAACGGGAAGCTCGTCTCCGATCACTATATCTGGGCTTTGCTCAAGCACGGCTTACACCTTCGCTGTGGCCGCCCAAAATGCGTCTGGGTACGGAGCTTATTCTGCCCAGAGTAATAGCGTGACGCCTGCCGTAGTAGTTGGACAAACGCAGTATACTACGCCCGGCACATATTCTTGGGTCGCCCCCGCAGGGGTAGTCAGCGTCTCTGTTGTCGCCGTCGGCGGCGGTGGCGGTGGTGCTTGGTCTGCTTCTACTAACGGCCCCGGTGGCGGCCTCGGGTATAAAAATAACTACGCTGTTACTCCGGGCAACTCCTACACTGTTGTTGTTGGCGCAGGTGGTTCTGGTGGGAACCAATATCCAAGCGGAAATACCCAAGGGAATGACAGTTATTTTGTGTCAACAGCCGTGGTTAAAGGTGGTGGCGGCGCTAAATCTGGCGCATCTTCAGGGGGTAATTACGTCGGGGATGGTGGCGGTAGCGGGGGGCAGGGTATCCAAGGCGGCGGCGGCGCTGGTGGATATTCTGGAAACGGCGGACAAGGTGGCTCTCAGGGTGGCAACGGTTTTAACGCCTCTGGCGGCGGCGGTGGTGGTGGCGCTGGAGGTTATGCGCGGATCGTTTGTGCGTTTGAGCAGTACGGGACGACTGGCTCTGGTGGCGGTGTTGGCCTCCTCGGGCAGGGCGCAAGCGGTGCCGGAGGGATTTATTCGGGCACAACAGTGACCAACGTGTCCGGCGGCGGGGGCTCCGGAGGTGCAACTCCTGCTGCCCCGGCAGGATTTTCTTCTAATGCAACAGCGGGTGGGGCATATGGCGGCGGCGGTGGTGGTGGGTATTTAATCTACTTCATCTGTTGCGGTTCTTGGAGCGCGGCATCTGCTGGTGCTGGCGGTGGCGGCGCTGTCCGCATTATTTACCCGGGCAACACACGCCAATTCCCCTCAACTTGCACAGGGAACTTGTAAATGGAGCACACTGATCTCGAGCTTTACATCCAAATCCGTGACGGGCAGCCTTATGAGCATCCCATCTTTGCGGAGAATTTTCGCGCAGCTTTCCCCGACGTGGACACTGAGAACCTGCCAGAAACCTTTGCTAAGTTCATCCGTGTAGATAAGCCTGCACTTGGCGCTTACGAGGTGTATGAAGGCGTTAGCTACCAATGGGTGGACGGTGTTGTGAAGGACGTACACAGCGTGCGCCTTATGACCGAAGAAGAGCGCGTTGTAAGAACGGCGGAGCTTGAAGCGATGGCTCACGACATACGTGACGGGCGGATCAACATCTGCAACGAAATGATCGCAGCAGGCGAGGCCGTCGATCTTTGGCAGGCGGCTAAGGTAGCTCATGAGGCATGGGTTCTTGAAAGCGTCGATCCTATCACGCCTCCATTTCCTCGCTTCCCTCGCAAGGATGAAGCTGGTAACTGGGTGGCTCCATAAACCTAACCATTGAGGAGCACCAATGGCACGGAAGAAAAAAGCAGCGGAGCCGGAGCAGGCACCGCTAGACCAGTTTCACTACTTCGCAACGCCGATCTACATCACCAAGCAGCCTCAGTTTCTTGAGGTTGTAAGGGATATTGCGGCAAAGAGCATCAAGCAGGTCCACGGCAAGAACAAGCCTAACAAAATCCACCCCGTCCTCATGTCTGGGAACATGCTTGAGGATGAGAGGATTGAGCCATTTGCCGAGTTTATCGGCAGCACAGCGTGGAACATTCTGGCCAGCCAAGGGTTTGCGATGGATGGCTTCAGCACGGCCTTCACTGAGCTCTGGTGCCAAGAGCACTACCAGACCTCGTCCATGGACTATCACGCACACCCCGGTGGTAACTTTATCGTCGGCTTCTACTTCCTTGACGTGCCAGAGGGTGCGCCGCACGCGATTATCCACGACCCACGCCCCGCCCGCGTCATGATGAGCCTGCCAGAAGCTAACCCGGCTGAAGCGACGTTGGCCAGCACGATGATCAACTTCAAGCCTGAGCCGGGCATGATGATGTTTGCGCCTGCGTGGCTTGCCCACAGCTTTGGGCGTAATGCGTCTAAGGAGCCGTTCCGCTTCGTCCATTTCAATCTGACAGTGCAGCAGACGGCACCCACCTTCTGCCCTGCGTCGGCCGAAGTCATCTAATGGCTCGGATCTGCATCCGATTTAACAAGTCGCGTGGGATGCCGGGGCGCGGCACTGAGGACCACGTGTGGCGCGTGTTTGAGGATGGGAAAGAGTTTGTAGTTAAAAACGTCCAGATCGGCGTGCCGAGTTGGGGTGAGAAAACCGGTGTGGATTGGAGCATATGCTGCGACGGCACACTACGCTTGGATCGCGCGACTTCTACTGCTATAGTGGAGCCCTAATTTAAGGAACAGACTATGAGCGAGCGTTGGCCCGGCGGGATTGTCCGCGCTATTCCTGTAACTCCTACGGGGCCTGCTGCATACGGCTCCGCTCCGGGTGTGTGGACGCTTGACCAAGCCGCTTACTGGCAGAAACAGGGCCTGTGGCCGAATGCCAATATCGTTCCTGATCCGTATTTTAATTACGTCTCCCTGCTGCTTTCCAGCACGTCGCTTGGCAACGCAAACAACAACCTGTTCGTAGACAGCAGCGGCGCATTCAATCCTGTTGGTCGCCTTGGTAACACGACGCAGGGCAGCTTCACGCCTTATAGCGCGAACTGGTCGAATTATTTTGACGGATCAGGGGATTACCTGTCGATCCCGTCTTCTTCCAGTTTAAATTTTGGCACCGGTAACTGGACAATTGAATGCTGGGTGTACGTCTCTACTCGTACTACAAACTACCCACTTCTTTTTGGTAATAACCGGGGGGCATGGACTACCGATGCTCTCGCTTTGACACTGAGTAACGCAGACAGCGCCTCGTATAACGACAAATTCGTCTTTGCTTGGAATAACGGGGGCTTCTCAAGCCCGTCTGCGGGAACGAACCAGCTTCTCGTCGCCAACGTAACGAACAACAAAGGGACTTGGTACCATTTCGCTGCTGTGCGTAACGGCACAAGCGTGAAAATGTATAGGGACGGCGTTGAGGTTGCGAGTGCAACAGTATCCGCCGCTGCGACTTTTAGCTGGGGGTTTAATGGCTCTCTAATCGGGGGAGGGAACTGGGACGGCGCAAGCAGCTATATGGACGGCTATGTCTCCAACCTTCGAGTGACGTCTTCTGCTGTTTATACCGCAGCATTCACGCCGCCTACGTCGCCCCTTACGGCGATTAGCGGTACTGTTTACCTTACCTGCCAGAGCAATCGTTTCCGCGATGCCAGCACCAACAACTTCACCATCACGTCATTTGGCAACACGTCGGTTCAGGACTTTAACCCGTTCTTGTCTTCGACATACACGGGCATCACCTACAACCAGAGCGACATCACGAACTGGTCTGGGTATTTTCCGGGTAACGGAAGCAACTACCTAGCTGGCCCCAGCAATGCTGCATTTGCTATGGGGACTGGAGATTTTACTATTGAGTTTTGGGCGTATTTTACCAATTCAGCCGACGATAACGGTCCTATATTCGATACGCGAACTTCTGCTAACAATGGCGTCCTAATCCGCCAAGGCAATGGCGCTGGAGGTATTGCCAATCGGGTTGACTGCAATTGTGCAGGAACAACCGCCTCATCTGGTACAATAACTTTTAACGCATGGACACATGTCGCCGTTGTCCGTGCCTCTAGCTCACTAAAGATTTATTTGAACGGCGTTGGCGGGACTGCTGTAACGGCAAGCGGCAATGCCTCTGCAAGCAATTCTTACATAGGTGCTTTTTTTGACGGCCTTAGCGTCAACTTTGATGGCTATCTCAATAACCTGCGCGTCGTCAAAGGCACAGCAGTCTATACCGCCAATTTCACCCCGCCTACAAGCAACCTCACCGCGATTAGCGGCACCTCCCTGCTGACCCTACAAAACGCTGCCTTCACGGATAACAGCACGAACAACTTCGTCATTACGCCGTTTGGCAACGTAACCGTCACCGGCAACTCGCCGTTCAACACGACTGGGTTCTGGTCGAACTATTTTGATGGTTCTGGCGACTACCTCCAAACACCGAGCAACTCTGCTTTTGCGTTGGGCACTGGCGATTACACCGTTGAGTGCTGGATTTACGCAACGAGCAACCCAAGCGATGTGGGTATTTATGAAGGCCGGTCAGGCGGTGCTGCCTCGGATGGATTTACGCTGACCGCATTTAGCTCCAGCGTAATTCGCATTTTCTCAGGTGGCGTCCTCGTGGCTTCGTCCGGCACAAGTTATGTAAACCAGTGGACGCATGTTGCTGTAACTCGTGCCTCGGGAACAACGACCCTTTGGATTAATGGCGTTAGCCAAGGTACATCCTCCACCTCTTATAACTGCACGAACACCGATGCGGTTGTTGGTGGCGGTCGCTATAGTGGCGGGTCTTCGGTTAACACGTCGTTCCCCGGTTACATCTCTAATTTCCGTATCGTCAAAGGTACGGCAGTGTACACCGGGGCGTTCACGCCGCCCACATCGCCGCTTACTGCGATCACCAATACGTCGCTTCTTACGTGCCAGAACGGCAGTTTTAGGGACAACAGCACTAACAACTTCACCCTTACTGTTGCAGGTAACACGTCAGTCCAATCCTTCGACCCTTTCTACACGGCCACCATCGCAAGCAACGGCGGGTCAATGTACTTTGATGGGAACGCAGACTACGTAAGCATTCCTAATGGCCCCAGCATGGTTCTCTCTGGAGGAACGTATACCCTTGAGGCATGGGTATATCCGACTGGCGACAGGTCTGCTTATCGCACCATATTCGTTAAGCGAGCGGGCGATCCAACGCCTTGCGCGTGGCAGGTGTCGCTCGCCACGAGTACGGGGAACCTAATTTTCTATAACGGCACTTTGTATAATTCTGGCGTTGCGGTTCCGCTTAATGCGTGGAGCCATGTCGCTGCTGTGTATGACGGGACAAATATAAACCTTTACCTTAATGGTTCCCGCGTCTTACAATCGGCTACGTCTAACGTAGACTGCAATGCAAACGCGCAGATTGGGTACTTCTTCTCGAGCATCCAAGAGCCGTTCATTGGTTACATAGCTAACGCTCGTATCCTTAAAGGTGTGCAGGCGTATACAGGCACATCCTATACGGTGCCAACTGCTCCCGCAAACCCAACTGCGGCTACCGTCTTGATGGTCAACGGCATGAACGCTGGCGCATACGATGCGACCACAATCAACGACATGGAGACTGTCGGCAATGCGCAGGTCAGCACTGTGCAGAGCAAGTTCGGTGGATCATCGGCGTCGTTCAATAGTAATGCTGATCGCTTGCAAATCCCAATTACGCCCCAAATGTACTTGGGTAACACGTACACGGTTGAGGCGTGGATTTACCCTACCACCCTCAATGGATACCGCCCAATTTTCAACGAAACGGAGGTGTTTGCCGGAGGTTTTGCTTTCTTGGCGCTTTACACCTATCCCGATGGCAGCATTAACGCTGACTATAGACCGGCTCGTAGCGGTACGGTTTACAACATCACTGGGCCAGTTCTCTCCACGAACACTTGGTATCATGTGGCCCTTTCTGTAAATAATTCGTCAGCAAGGCTTTTTGTGAATGGGGTGCAGTACGGCTCCACGACGACCTTTGGTGAATATCCTATTTCGCTTACCCAATTTGCTGCAATTGGGGGGTGGGCTAACGGCTGGAACGACAGCGGCATCCCTGCGCAGAGCTGGATCGGCTACATCGACGATGTCCGCATCACTAAAGGTATAGCTCGCTACACGTCCAACTTCACGCCGCCAACACAGGCTTTCCCGGTTTATTAACTCATGATATAGCGCCACTAAGGAGGCCCTAATGGCAAACGTCAAAATCACGGACATGACAGCGGCCTCCACGCCGCTTGCTGGGACCGAACTGCTTGAGATCGTGCAGGGCGGTGAGAGCCGCAAAGTGGCTGCGTCTGCCATCGGCAACTCAGCGAGTGCGCTGCCCTACAACTCTCTAGCTGGCCGCGCCTACATTTCGGCGTACAGCACGATTGACCAGACGGGCAGCACATCGACTGCAACGGCTGTCCTGATCGGCACCACCGGGTTTAGCTCTGGCATCTCGATTACCAACAACGGCAGCGGGAACCCGACGCGCATCACCTTTGCAGCGGCTGGCACCTACATGGTTGCGCCGTCCTTGCAGTTTGCGAACAGCGATACAGCCAACCGCAACGTAACAATCTGGTTCCGTAAGAACGGCACGGACATCGCCAACTCATCGACTGTCATCAATGTCCCCAAGGCGGGTGACGGCGGTAACACCTTCTTCCAGATCGTGCTGTATGAGCAAGTAACTGCTGGCCAGTACATTGAGATCATGTGGCTGCCGACCAACACGGCTGTCACGCTGGACTACATTGCGGCTGGTGCAGTGGCCCCGGCAGCACCTTCTGTCATTCTATCGTCTGAGAGGATCGCGTGATGATTGAACAACTGATCAGCCGGGTCTTCTACGCTCGCAACCTTGCTCACTTTGAGCACTGGCGTGTTTCCGACGCAGACGAAGAATTTGGGCGCGGCAGCTATGCCAAGCACGTGGCTCTGGGCGCATTCTACGATGATGTGATTGATGCCCTAGATAACCTCGTTGAGGCCTATCAGGGCGCGTTTAAGCTTATCGGGGCTATCCCAGCCCCTAAAGAGACCCCCAGCGACTGCCTCAAGGCGTTGGAGGCTGATGCTAAATGGATCGAGGAGCACCACGAAGACATCTGTCAGGGTAATCGGGCTGTCGCTAACCTGATTGACACCCTGACAGGCGTCTACCTGTCGACCATCTACAAGTTGAGGAACTTGAAATGATGGAGGGTTTTGGTGGCCTCACTGAAGGAAGTAGATAGCCGACTTACGGCTCTCGAGACCAAGGAAGAAGAGCGCTGGAGGGAAACCATCCTCCGCATCAAGCGCATTGAGCACATCCTGATTGCTTGCGCGGGCGGGATCATCATGCTGCTCGCCAATCTTCTGGGCAAATAACATGGTCAACAAGCGCTATCTGGCCCTTGTCGCTGTGGGCTGGTCTAGTCTCGTGCTGGCCCAGACCACGAATTACGTCTATGACACGACGACCAACAGCACTGCGACCAGCACGAATACCAACACGAACGTAAACACGTCGACCAGCACCGCGACGAACAACAACAATAACGTGAATACCTCGACCAGCACGTCGGTTAACACGAACAACAACATCCAGTCTGGCACGGCGACGAACATCAATCAGAACACGTCCACATCGACCGCCACGAACAACAACTTCAACACGGACGTTTCGACCAGCACCATAAACCAGTCGATAAACAGCACATCGACTAGCACGGTTAACAGCACCAATCTGAACACCAATCGCAACTTCAATGAAAGCACGTCGTCCTCAACGAGCGTGAACACGAACCGCAATTTCAATGACAGCACGGCGACCAGCACGTCGACCAGCACGAACCTGAACACGAATATCTCGACCAGCGAGAGCACCAATCTGAACACGAACATCAACGATAGCCGCTCGGTTAACACGAACGTGAACCAGAGCACGTCGACCAGCACGTCCGAAAGCACGAACGTCAACAAGAACACGAACGTCTCGGACAGCAAAAGCTATAGCGAGAGCAACTCAAACCAGAGTGTGACCCAGAAGATTACGTCTCCCCCGCCGTCAGCCATTGCTCCGAGCATGATGAGCTATTCGCAGGATCTCTGCACCACAGGCGTCTCTGGGGCGGTCCAGACGCAGATCCTCGGCATCTCTGGCGGCAAGACCATCCGCGACAAGAACTGCGAGGCTCTGAAACTCTCTAAGACGCTCTACGACATGGGGATGCGCGTGGCGGCCGTGTCGCTGCTCTGTCAGGATGATCGCGTATTTAATGCGATGAAGATGGCAGGCACCCCCTGTCCGTTTGAGGGTAAGATCGGCAAGGAGGCCGCTGCGGCATGGGACGAAAAAGAAAAGTCCTCCTCGCGGCGCTGATCGCGTGGCCTGCATGGGCGCAGGAGTACACACCTAGCCTAATTCCGCCGCAGATCCTTGGCTCGCCACAGACGATGACGCCTCTTAATGGGGGTGATGACAGCACGCGCCTTGTCCAGCTTGGTTTCCCATTTGAGTATTATGGCCAGACATACACCTCGGCATGGGTGTCCACGAACGGGTTTATTTCATTCCAAGGCCCTAATCACCTTTGCTGCAACGGCATTCCGCTTGAGCAGGCGCAGCGCAATACGATCTACGGGTACTGGACTGACCTGATTAGTGGCGGCAATCCTTATTACCGAACCGATAGTACGTCCGCCATCTTTGGCTGGTACAATACGTTTGAGTTTGGCACTCAAAACCCGAACACCTTTGAGATCGGCATCTTCTCTGACGGCAAAATTCAGTTTAATTTCGGCACCTTAGGCAATACATTTCACACTGTTTCGAGCGGTATCACTGGCCCAACATCCTCTGATAACGTAAGCTTGTTCTATGGGCAGAATGTTCAGAACCTGCAAAATCAGTCGGGCATATTGATGGTTGCGGCCCCAGAACCCGTTGTTCAGGTTCCTGACGCTGTTAATCCTGCGCCTGATGTCACGCCCGACCCCACTGAAGAGGTAACGCAAAGCGAGCCTGTGCAGGAGGTGGTAATCGAAGAGGTTGCGCAGGAAGAGGTCGTCGTTGCTGAGGTGCAGGAAGAAGAGGTCGTATCTGATGACGTCGCGGTGCAGGAAGAGGTGGATGAGAGCCAAGCAGAAGACGCTAACGACGAGCCGCTAAGCCCTGATCAACTTCAGGCCCTGTCTGCTATCGAAACCTCCAGTCCGCCAACGGATGAAGAAGTGGCGCAGGCAAGTGAAGCAGTTGGGCAAGAGGCGCAGGCCGCTGAAGCCGCGCGCGCAGAGCAGTTAGGCCCAGATCAGACGGCAGCCATAAGTGTTGAGGTGCGGCGGGATCGCAACGTAGACTTCTTTCAGCGGGAGGCAATTGAAGAGGCCGACCTGTTTCCGCGCGAGACCGTCTTGCAAGCCAGCCTCCAGAGTGTGGCTTTTGTGGCACAGGCTGATGCACAATACACACAGCAGTACGGCGAGCAGACCACAACAGAGACGGCAGGCGTGACCTATTCGATCCAGCCAACTGAGGGCCCGACGTTCGCGCCTGTAATTACGACGGTGATCGGCAGCGACACAACCACGCCGTCAGGGCAGGCGCAGCAGCTTGAATTGCTCGGCATGCAAGGCGAGATGGCCGTCGATAAGCCGACAGACATTGGCGACGTGAACAGTCAAGACGGTGAGACTATGGCGGAGCTCGGCACTGTTCCGGTTGGTTATGGCGCTTACACGCAGGCGCGCATCCCTGATCTGCCGTTCTATCAACCCAAAGACATCTACAAAGGCCGTCGCATACCAGACGCCAACTTGGCCCTATACCGCATGATGCAGGGGCAGGATCAGCGCTGGAATGAAATGGTGGAGGACCAATATGAATGACGAAGAAAAAACTGAAGGGACTTCAGTTGAGATTGGTGGCATCAAGTTTACTGGCGGTAAGCTTTTTGTTGTTTTCACTGCTCTCTCTACTGCTGCTGGCTCGCTCTGGGCTGGTTTTGAAGTTTATCAGCAGTTTCTCAATATGAAGGAGGTCACTGCGACCTACGCATCTATGGGCGATGAGTTTGCCCAGATGAAGGAGCAGCAGGCCAGCAACGAGCGCATGATCCGCATGAACTTGGAGACCACCAAGTACCTGTCGGACAACCTTGCGTCGCTCTCTTCGAGCCTTGGTAGTAGCGTCATGAGCGCCCGCCAGACGGTCGATGCAGTGACCGCTCGGACCCAAGTGTCAGAGAGGGAGACATTGCAATCTCAACGTGCTATTATACAAGAGCTACGCGCTCAGGACATTGAGCAGCAGCGCCGGGTTAAAGAATTGGAAGCGCAGGTGAACGACAAGATCACCAAGACGCTGGCCAACCCGCTGGCCGAAAGGGATAATTGATGAGCTTCTGGGATCGCTTTGAGAGTAAGCAAGAGGGCATCGAGGACACAATCGAGTTCACGATCCGCATGGCTGTCGTCACCTTGGCGATGGTCATCCTTGTTGTGGTCGCCGCAATGGTGGCTGGCATGTTCGTGTCGAACGATGTGGTGGACAGCGATAAGGTCTTCGAGATCATCGGCCCCGCCTTCAACACAATCGTGGGGGCGTTTGTTGGCTTGCTGGGTGGCTTGAGCCTGAACGCCAACGCGCGTGACGCAAAGCCTGAAGAGCCCACCGAACCGGAGACCCCAGCGCCTATCGCCCCAACCGAGACATTCTTCGAAAAGAAGGAAGAGCCGGTCGAGTTGACCGAGGCGGTTGATGGCGATGACGATGACGATTTGGCCCCGTGGGAAAAGTACCGCAACGATCTGCGCTATGACGCTAACGGCGACGGCGTGGTCGATGAGAATGATTTCCCTGATTGGCGGAGTGCTGGCAAATGAGCCTTGTAAACCTTCAGCAAAAGATCGGAGTAACGGCAGATGGTGCGTTTGGTCCGGGCACGCTTAAAGCGGCTGCCGCTTACTATAAGCTATCACCTAATCGCGCTGCGCATTTCTTTGCTCAAACTGCGCATGAAAGCGGGAACTTTAAAGCGTTCTCCGAGAACCTAAACTACGGCGCAAAGGGTCTGCGCGGCATCTTCGGCAAGTATTTCCCGACAGATGCACTTGCTCGCGCTTATGAGCGCCAGCCGCAGAAGATTGCCAACCGCGTCTATGCCAACCGTATGGGCAACGGCGATGAGGCTTCTGGCGATGGCTGGAAATTCCGTGGTCGGGGTGCCCTCCAGTTGACCGGCAAGTCGAATTATCAAGCGTTTGCCGACTATATCGGTCGCCCAGATGTCATGACTAACCCGGATCTCGTGGCTGGTGAGCTGTGCTTTGAGAGCGCGCTGTGGTTCTTCGACCGCAACAAGCTGTGGGGCATCTGCGATCAGGGTATCAACGACGCTGCCATTTTGGCTCTAACAAAGCGCATTAATGGCGGCACCCATGGTCTGGATGACCGTAAAGCAAAGACCAAGAAGTACGCTACTTGGCTCTAAGGAGATCAACATGAACATCAAGAACCTTCTCAAGAAAGAAGCCGCCAAGGCTGTGATCGGCAAGACGCTTCCGATTGGTGGTGAAAAGGGTGTCTCTAAGGGTAAAATGACCCTTACCGCCCTTGTTGTCGGCATCGCCGCCCTTGTATTTGAGTACCTCTCCTGACCGTGGCTTTTTGCCACAAAATGCTGTAGGACACGCCGATGGCACAGACGATGACCTTCACGACGCTTCAGCAAGACGTCCGGCGCTATCTGGAGCGCGGGTCGTCTTATGCGTCTGACCCTGTTGTTTACGAACAGATCCCACGCCTGATCAACCTTGCAGAGCGGCGCATCGCTCGTGAGTTGAAGGTCCAAGGGTTTATCAACGTCGTTACGGGTACGCTGGTCAACGGCCAGTCTGTGTACAGCAAGCCTGATCGCTGGCGTGACACCGTTTCGGTTAACATCGGCACCGGGGTTTCGTTCGACACGCGTAAGGTGCTTTTCACTCGCGGTTATGAGTATGCAGTCAGCTACTGGCCAGATCGCTCACAAACATCTGAGCCCGTCTTCTACAGCGATTACGACTATAACCACTGGCTGATCACGCCAACGCCTGACAACTCATATCCGTTCGAGATCCTGTATTACGAACTGCCGCCGCTTCTGGATGATGAGATCCAGACCAACTGGCTCACTGACTATGCGCCACAGCTTTTGCTGTACGGCACGCTGCTTGAGGCAACGCCGTTCCTGAAGAACGATGAGCGCATTTCTGTTTGGCAGAACATGTACGACCGATCTGCCGCAATGCTTAACGGCGAAGATCTCGCCAAGATACTCGACCGCTCGGCGGTTCGTAAGGAGGCCTAATGACCAACACCTATACACAGGTCTTCGGCGGATCGACGATCTATCCGTCCGACGTATCCTATCTGGCGCTGCCGCTAACGGCTGACACTGAGCTCGAGTGGCCGCTCGAGAGTGGCACGCTTTTCACGCCTGTTGCGCGCATCATCGACGTTACGCCTACGGGTGCTTATTCGATCATCATGCCGCCTGCCGACGAGACGGCAACCGGCCAGACGGTGTTGTTCAACAACCTCGGCCCCAGCACGATTACGATTAAGAACAACATTGGCGGGACGATTGCGTCAATTCCGCAGGGGCAGCAGTGGCAAGTCTATCTGACCAGCAACGCGACGGCTGCCGGTACATGGCGCACCTATCAGATGGGCGCGTCAACGGCGCAGGCACAGGCTTCTGCTTTGGCGGGTTATGGCCTGACCGCTACTGGCTCCACGCTCTCAACCAACACGCCTGTCACGGAATTTAACAGCAGCTTCACCCTTGGCGCGACGGATCGCGGCGCAACTTACGTGTGGACTGGCGCGCTGGGGACCGTCAGTCTTCCTGCTGCGGCTGGCCTGACCAACGGCTGGTACGTCAACATCCGCAATAGCGGCACTGGCGACCTTACGGTTGACCCGTCTGGTGGTGAAACAATCAATGGCAGCAGCACGCTAACGCTTGCGATTGACGATAGCTGCACCATCATGACCGATGGAATTACGTGGTACACTGTTGGCTTCGGCCAAAACGCGGTGTTTGCGTTCGACTATACGTCTATCGACCTGACTGGCCAGACGAGCCCCTACACTCTCTCTGGTTCAGAGCTCAACCGCATCGCCTATCGCTTCGTCGGCACGTTGCTTGCGAACATGGAAATTGTGGTTCCGAACACGACGCAGCAGTATTGGGTGTCGAACCAGACGACTGGCACCTTCGACTTTAGCGTCCGCACCACGACGCAGGTCACGGGTGTCCCCATCGTGCAGGGCGCTCGCGCCATTTTGTATTCGGACGGCACTGATGTCGTTGACGCGTCTACTGCTGGTCTCGCTGTGCCTCTGTCGGTTGTGCAGGGCGGTACAGGATCGACCACATCTGGCGGCGCTCTGATCAATCTCGGCGGTACCGCAACGGGTATCAGCCTGTTTACCGCCGCTTCCGCTTCTGCGGCGCGTTCTGCAATGTCTGCGGCTGCTTCTGGGGCAAACAGCGACATTACGTCCCTGTCTGGCCTCACGACGCCCCTGTCGCGCGCTCAGGGCGGTACGGGCACCGGCACTGCGCCGACGAACGGCCAGCTTCTGATCGGTAACGGCAGCGGCTACACCTTGAGCACGATCACTGCTGGCGCTGGTATTACCGTCACAAACTCTGCGGGTGGCATTACAATCACCAATGCCGCGTCGGGCTTCGATCCGTCTGTAAATAACACCTTCACTGGTCGGCAGACGTTTAGCGGCGGCACGACAAATCTTGCTGCGGTGTTCAATAACATTGCTGAGACCGCCACTATCAGCACAAACGCGGCGTCTGGCACGATTGCGTTTGATATTACGACCCAGTCCGTCGTCTACTACACGACAAGTGCGACTGGTAACTGGACAATCAACCTGCGCGGCAACGGAAGCGCATCGCTCAACACGTTGCTTAGCACGGGCCAAGCGATCACGGTTGCCTTCCTCGCCACTAATGGCAGTACAGCGTACTACAACAACGTTGTGCAGGTCGATGGCACCACAAGTGGCGTCACGACGCGCTGGCAGGGTGGTGTCGCGCCGTCGTCTGGTAATACTAACAGCATTGACGTTTACACCTACACGATCATTAAGACGGGTAGCGCCACGTTCACGGTTTTGGCCTCTCAGACCAAATACTAAGGAGCCGCCTAATGCCGACAATCATTACACGGGGTGCGGCAAGCGCAAGGGGCTACGGGTTTAGTCAGGCGTCGTCGGGCGCGGGGTCTTTGCAGACTGTGACCTTTACGAGCAGCACCACGTGGGTTGCGCCTGCTGGTGTTACTAATCTTGTGGCTGTTATCGGGGCGGGCGGCCCTAGCTCGGATGACGCGCCGGGTGGCATTAGCGTAGCGAGTGTCAACGTAGGCAACTCTGTTTCTGGTTCGGGCGCTAACAATCTTCCGATTAGCGCAGCGGCTGCGTACAACACGGCCAATATCTGCGCTAGTATCTATAACGCGGGCGGTTACCAAAGTGCCGTCCATGCGTTTGACCGGGATTTTACCTTCTACTCCAACAATACGTTCTCGTGGACCGACAGTAATCCGTGGGGCTCTGGTACGTTCCCATATTACCTTGTGGCTGGCACTTGGGGTCTTGCAGGCAGTCCGCTTTCCGGTAGCTTGGGATACCCCGGCAGCTTTGGGTATGCCGCAGTAGGTGAAGTTATCTTCCCCGGCGGCCCCGGCGGCACTACTACTGCGTTCGGCTATTCGTTCCCCGGCGCATCTCAGGTGGGTTCGTACCCCAACGCCAGTGGTATTCCGGCCACGTCTGTCACATACAACAACGTGGCAGTTACCCCCGGCAACAGTTACCCGATCACCGTTGCTTCCGGTGGTTCTGTAGTCATCCAGTATTACGCATAAGGCAGGGCTATGGCAGATAACGTCGTACAGATCAGATCAGCGCCCGGCATCAAGCGTGACGGCACCAAGTTTGAAGGCGACCAGTACGTTGATGGTAGCTGGGTGCGCTTCCAGCGTGGCTTGCCGCGTAAGATCTGGGGCTATCGCTCTGCGAACAAGTATCTACGCGGCATCCCTCGTGCTTTGCATGCTTACACGTCGGACCAGCTAACCTACATCCATGCAGGCTCAGCAAACCTTGTGGAGCGCCTCTACATGGATGGCACGTACAACACGTCCATCATCTATGACCGCACGCCGGGCACGCTCGTGGAGAGCGATGCTAATATGTGGCAGTTTGACGTTGAGACGGCGACGGATCTGCTGGGCAACTTCACGAACAAAATCCTTGCCCAAGTGGCTCCGAACCTGAATTGCATCTGCAACAGCAACGGCGGCCAGCTTTTCATTGGCGATCTGTTCGGCACTGCACCGCTGACTGAGGTAACCAACCTTCCAACAGGTTACAGTCTGACGGGTGGCGTAGTTGCCTTGCATCCGTACACCTTCATCTTCGGCAACGACGGCTATGTTGCGTGGTCAACGCCGGGCGATCCGTCTGACTTTACGGGGGCTGGGTCGGGCGCTGCAAACATTACCGGCCAGAAACTCGTCAAGGGGATGCCCCTGCGCGGTGGCCCGGGCAACTCGCCGTCTGGCCTTCTGTGGTCGGCTGACAGCCTCCTGCGCGCCTCTTTTGTGGGCGGCGATGCTGTTTTCCAGTTTGACACGATCAGCACTCAGACCTCGATCATGAGCGCCAACAGCGTGATTGAGTATGACGGGATCTTCTTCTGGGTGGGTTCTGACCGCTTTCTGATGTTCAACGGCGTCGTGCGCGAGGTCGAGAACCAGATGAACCAGAACTTCTTCTTCGATAACCTCAATTATGCGTATCGGCAGAAGGTGTTTGCCATCAAGGTGCCGCGCTTCGGTGAAATCTGGTGGTGTTTCCCCAAGGGCACATCAACCGAGCCGAACCATGCTGTCATCTACAACGTGCGTGAAAACACTTGGTACGACACGCCTTTGCCAGAAGGTGGTCGCGGTGCTGGCACGTTCCCGACGGTATTCCGTAAGCCGCTCATGACGGGTGTTGAGCCTAACCTGACGCCGACGGATACGCGCGTCACGCAGGCTGGCGACGTTCGCATCACTGAGGCAGGCTTTGATCGCATCACTCAAGAAAGTGACGATCCACAATATCGTCTCTGGGTGCATGAGGTGGGCACTGACGCAATTGACGGCCAGAGTATACAGCCGATCCAGTCGTACTTCGAGACGGCAGACCTGTCGCTGCCGGTGTCGGCTCAGACCAACAAGGCTATTCAGGTGCTGATGTTAGAGCCTGACTTTGTGCAGTCTGGTGACATGACGGTGCAAGTCATGGGCCGCGCCAACGCTCGAGCGCCTGAGGTTAACGGCGAGCCGATGACCATTTACGAGACACCGCCAACCCCGCAGGATCAGGTCATTTACTTTAAGACGCAGCGCCGTGAGCTACGTTTCCGCTTCGAAAGTAACACGGTGGGTGGCGACTATCAGATGGGTCTGATCTTGGCGCATACGCAGCCGGGTGATGGCACGGTGATCGGCTAATGATAGATCCGCGCGGACTGACTTTACGAGACTGGGCGGATAGTGTTATATTGTCCAACGGAGATGCTTGGTCTTTTGGGAAACTAGAGGACGAGGCGCAATGGCAAGACTGGGCCGCTGGGTTTGTACGCGCGCAACCTTTTGTGCAGCGCAACCCGCCAAACCCTTATCAATTTGATGATTGGCGGGAATGGGCAATGAGAGCTTACCCGATGCTTGAAGGAAACGGTTAATGGCAGCCCCGGAAAATCCCTTTGCTATAAGCGTCCAGAACCCGGAACTGACCTATTCTCGGGGGATGTACAACAAGCCCCAAGATTACGTGAACAAGGCGCGTCTTGCAGCATTTGGCGCAAAGGGTGAGTTGTCACCGGATCTCGAGGATCTGACTGCTGAGAGTTTTGATTATTCTCCCGAGGCGCAGGCCTATCTTAACAGGGTTGATGAGTACCTCTCAAAAACGCAGGGCGGCCCCTATGAGGTGTCGCCTTATGGTTTTTCGGTAACCGACCGTCAGACAGGCGCTGCACGTCCCCTGACTAACGAAGAGCTTATGGCGCTGGCTGCAAAGCCTGACTTTGAAAACCAGTTTGCCGCCTCGTTTGGTGATCCGACGGGAGAAAAGGCGTGGGACATTGGCCGCTTTGCCGTTCGGCCAGATCAGGAAGTGCGCTTAATCAACCGCGACACTGGCGAAGTTGTTGCCTCTGGCATGGGCTATGAGGGTGGATCTCTTGCCGCCAAGGCTGCCGCTGGCATGTTTGGCCAAGAGGGCAAGAAGGCTAACTTCATCCTTCAAGGCGCGTCTCCGGGCGGTGATTGGCAGACAATCACTGAGCATAAGCCTGAGAAAAGCGGTTTTGGGACGTTCTTGGACATCTCATTGCCGATGATTGCGGGCGCAGCGATTGGACCACTTGGGCTTGCAAAGGCGTTGGGTAGCAGTGCACTTGCAGCAGGGGTTGCCGCAGGTGGCGGCACGGCGCTGTCGGGAGCATTGCAAGGCAGGTCAATTGGCGACATTGCTAAGTCTGCTGCCATTTCTGGTCTTACGGCTGGCGCTTTGGATGCCTCTGGCGTTAGTAAATTCCTTGCTCCGACATCGGGCGCAAGCGCTGGTGCCACGGCTCCTGTCACAAACGCCGTCACATCGGCAATTCCGGCGGCGGGTGACATTGTCGTCACGGGTATTCGCAATTTGGCGGCTCCTGTGGTTTCGAGTGCCTTGAGCACCATTCCATCGGTTGCTAATTCGGCTGCAAAATACTCAAATCGCAACTTGATTAACGATCAGGTTGCCGGGATTGATCAGCTTCCTGAAACCGTTGTCACCGCTCAGACAGGTAAACTTCCCTTCGTCCCGCCAACAAACAATCTGTTTGGAAACGTTCAGTATAGCGGCGGCGAGAACGTGCGCGACACGCGGCCTGTTGATGAGCAAGAGAATTTTGCTGATAATGAAGAGATCATTGTCACGGGTAATCGCACTCCTATCAACCTTCCCACATCTCCTTTGCAGGTTGCAATTGCAGGCAAGTATCCAACTTACACACCGCCTGATACACAGCCGGTTACAAAGAAAAATGCAGAGACGGGGCAAGATGAGATTGTCGTAACTGCTAAAGACACGCCGTTTATGCTCCCAAGCGTAACAGATGTTGTTCTTCAGCAGACCAATCCCGCATTTACTGAAGATCCGAATAAGCCTGTTGAGAAGAGCACGATTGACAAGATCGCGGATTACCTCAAACTTGCTGGCTTGGGCGTTGGTCTGGCTGGAAACATTTTTGGCGGTGGCAGCAAGGGTGGCGGCTCTGCTGGTAAATACTCATCGACAGGGCGGCTTAATCCAGCATTTTCTGCCAAGCTTCCAACGCCCGGTCAGGGCGGGGCCTTCACCGTTGGTGGCCTTGGCGGCACTGCTGCTGATCGCACGTTGGCTGCACGTCCCGTCACTGACTGGTATCGTTATGGCATGGGGCAGGCCATGGACATTCCGGCTGGTGCAGATCTGAGCCGGGCTACGTCGCCTTATGCTGGTTATGGCCCCGGGACACTGGGTGAAGAAACGTATCGCGCTGTCAGTGGCATCCCCCAACAGCCTGTTGGGATGTCTCATGGCGGGGATATGGGATATTCGCGCGGGTCGTCTCGTGAAAGCTTTGCGGTTGAAGGGCCCGGCACTGGTCGTTCGGATGACATTCCGGCGGTGCTTTCTGATGGCGAGTATGTTATTGACGCCGAAACGGTCGCTCTCCTTGGGGATGGTTCCTCTAAGGCTGGCGCAAAGAAACTTGATGAAATGCGGGTGAAAGTCCGCAAACATAAGGGCAAGAACTTGGCAAAGGGTAAGTTCAGCGTGAACGCAAAACACCCTGAAGCGTACATGTCTGGAGGACGTATCTAATGGCTGACACCACCTCATTCATGGCTGAAGGGCAAGATATTCCTGCCGGTTCTGCGCTGACGGACATTACCAAGCAGACGATCCTGCCTGAGTGGTATTCCAACTATGCCATGGACGTTTTGGCTAACCAGCAAGCTGTGGCGGCACGACCCTTCCAAGAGTACGTCGATGCCTCTGGTAAGGCGATCCCGCGCTTTGCTGACTTTGCCCCCGATCAGCAGAAGGGCTTTCAGGCGACCCGTGAGGGTGCGTTTACCTTCCGCCCTGAATTGGGTCAGGCGTCTCAGCAAACGCAGAACGTATTCGGTCGTTCCTCCTTGGGTGCTGCACAGCCCGCATTGCAGCAAGCTGGACAGTATGCAGCGCAGAGCGCGACGCCGACTGGATTGAGCATGGCGCAGCCCTATTTGGGGCAGGCTGGCCAGACGGCTGTTCAGAACATCAACCAGTACATGAACCCGTATCAGGAGGCCGTTATTGGCCGGATCGGGGCGCTGGGCGCACGGACACTGCAAGAGCAGCTTTTGCCTGCCATTAGCGACAAGATGATTTCTGCTGGTCAGTTTGGCGGCACACGGCAGGCTGAATTGGTGGGCCGCGCCCTTCGTGACACTATGGAGGGCATTTCCGCACAGCAGGCGCAAGCATTGCAACAGGGATATGGTCAAGCAGCAGGTTTGGCTCAGGCCGATCTTGAGCGTCAGGCACAGTTGGCTCAGACGGCCGGTGGCTTGGGCTTCCAGCAGCAGGGTGCTTTGGCACGAGCTGGTGAGCAAATGGGTGCTCTTGGACAGCAGATGGGCAACCTCTACGGCGCAGATACGGCGAATATTCTGAGCGCGGCGGGCCAACTTGGCAATCTCGCTCAGCAGCGTCAGCAGCAGGAACTGGCAGGGGCCGGTGCCTTGCAGCAGATTGGCGCACAGCAGCAACAGCTCGCTCAGCAGAACCTCGACTTTGCCCGGAGCGAGTGGGAGCGCCGTCAAGCGTACCCGCAACAGCAGATCAGCCAGATGGCCCAGACGATGGGTGCGGTTGCTGGTGGCGTCCCGACAGCGACGCAGGAATACGGCATCCAACCGACGAGCTATCGCCCTGAGTACCCGGCTTCAACGGCATCTCAGGTCGCTGGCGCGCTCACTGGTGGCGCTGCTATCATTAAGGCAGCAAAGGATGTATTCGGCTGATGAGCAATCTTTTTGGCGCAAAGAGCGAAGAGGAATTTCTGACTAGCCCTTTCTATGCGCCAGTCAGACAGGCTATGATGGCCAAGAAAGACGTTATTGAGCGTTTGGCGCGAGAACAGCAAGTGGGTGGTCCTATGGAAGACGAAGATCTGAACGTGGCCAACGAAGACGCCGCAGACAACGCGGCTGCTGATGATGACGCTGTTAACGCTTATGCCTCCATTGGTGGCTTGAGCGCCATGAACCTGACAGATCCTAAGCAGATCTCGCAGGCTATCCTTGCCAACGCCGCTGAGCAGCGCAAGTATTACGACGATCTTGCTGCTGAGATTAGGCAGCGTCGCTATGGCCCGAGCGAGACTGAAAAGCTTCTTGCTCTGTCTTCTGCGTTCTTCGCTCCGACAAGCGTGCGCGGCTTCTCCGGCACTATGGGTAACGTGCTGCCCGTCCTCCAAAAGTTTGGAGAGCTAAAGCGTACTGGCGAAGAACAACGTGCGGAAGCCCTTCAGGCGCTTGCTAAGCAGCGCGCCGCACTGGCGCAGGGTGACATCAAGACGGCGATTGATCTTCAGCGCTTGATGGCCACGTATAACAAGCCGAAGCCAATCAAATCTGTTATTGTTGAAGATGGTGTTTCATACGAACCAGAAACCGGCGAGAAGATCGTGCAGCCAAACGAAGCTGCATGGGCTGCGTTAACCGCTTCTCCGACGCAAGAAACCCTAGATGAATTTATTCGCACTTTTGGGCCGCGCTTTGAACAAAAAGCACGGCGGCTTATTGGTTACGCCAAAGGAGGCAAGTGATGGGCACTTCTGTTAATTTCAGCGATCCGAAGTACCACGCTCCAATCTCCAAAAAGGCGACCACAGCGCAAAACAAAAGCCTCGCTGATCTTGAGGGTCAGTATCTACGTAATCGGACCGCCGCCCTTGAGCTTCAACGCCTGCGTGAAAACCCGCCTCAGAAGCGTCTTACGCCCGCTGAGCAGGCCGAAGCCCAGCGCCAAGCTGCTCGTGGCAAGGTTATTGGCGAGAGCTCTGCAAAGGCTGAATTTAGCCTGCCCAAGGTGGAAAGTTCTGCAAAGAACGCATTGAACACCCTTGGCCAGCTTATGAAGCATCGCGGCATGAGCGCGGCTGTTGGTCTGCCTGAGCCGTGGAAGGGTGGATTTGGCATCGGAAACTTCCCCGCCTCTTCGGCAGCAGACTTTGCTAACCTTCTTGAACAAGCGCAGGGCGAAGCTTTCCCGCAAGCGATTGAAGCCCTCAAGGGGCTTGGTGCCATGTCTGAGAAGGAAGCGGAAGGCGCAATGAAGGCTCTTCAGACAATGCGTACAAGCACGTCTGAGAACCGCTTCCGGCAGGCTGCGCAAACCTATGCCAATAAGGTCTCGCAGGCTGTTAAAATCGCTCGACAGCAAGCGCGTATGGGCACAGTACCGTATTCCTATGACCAGCTTATGGCGGAAAAGGCCCGTCGCGGAGGTAAGTAATGGCAGACGCCCTTGCAGCGTGGAACAAGCCTCTTTCTCAGCTTTCTGATGAAGAGCTTGATGCCCTGCTTTCGAAGACTGCTCCGCCATCTGATTTGGCGAATGTCAGCGATGAAGAGTTGGATCAGATGCTGTCTACCTTCCGCTCGCCGGGGGGTAACATCAATCCTGAGCAACCGCCGTCGTTTGAGAAAGAGCCGCCTGAACTGAGCCTTGGGGAAACCTTGGCTGGTGGCGCTCGTGAAATTGCCGGTGGCGCTGCCTTTGAATTTGCCGATGAGGCAGAGGCGGCTGTTCGTGCTGCCGCAACTGGTGAAGACTATGACAAGATTTTGCGCGACATTCGGCAGAGCCGCGCCAAGTTCTCAGAAGCCTATCCCGGCACTGCGCTGGGCCTGAATGTCGCTGGCGGCATCGGGTCTGCCTTCATTCCGGGCGTCAATGTGCTTGGCCGTGGCTTTGAGGCTGCGACAGGGATCAGCAAAATTGCATCTCCTGTTAAGAGGGTTATGGCACGCGGTGCTGCGCAGGGCGCTATTTCTGGAGCTGGGTCAGGGGAAGATCTGGAAAGCCGTCTGACCAATGCTGCTTTGAACACTGTCTTTGGCGCTGGCTTCGGCGCTGGTGCCTATGGCATCGGTAAGGGTGTCAACTTTGGCCGCGACGTTATCGCTGCGCGTGGTGCTGGCTTGAGCGAAGAAGAGGCTGGCCGTCGTGCAGCATCCATCCTTGCTGAGCGCATGTCTCGCAGTGAATTGGCCCCAGAAGAGTTTCGCCAACTGCTCGAGCTTGAGCAAAAGTACGGCATCCCGTCGGTTCTGGGCACTGCCACGCCTGAGATGGAGCGGCTTACAGAAACCGTTGTCAATGTCCCGAGCGACGAGCGCGCGCAACTTGCAGAACGTCTGATCGGGCAGCAGGTGAACGCAAAGGGTCGCGTGCAGGAAAAGGTCCGCACGGCCATCCCGACGCCTGACTATTTTGCTTCTGAAGAGCAGATCCTCAAGACGCTGCGCAGCAACGCTGAGGCGAACTATGGCGCTGGCTGGAAGGATGTTGAGGTCAAAGATCCCCGCATCATGCAAATCTTGAACGACCCAGACATCCGGGGAGCCTATCAGAGCGCCCTTGAAAACGTGCGCCGTGAGCAGTCTGCTGCGCTGCTGCGCGGCGAAGATCCCTCGCAGTTTAAGCTGAAGGAAATCTTTGAGCCTGTCCTCAATGAAGAGGGCGCGCTTGTTGGTTTGAAGGGGACCGGCCGCGAAGCGCCTGACATGCGCACGCTTGATCAGATCAAGCAGTCTCTGGATCGCCGCGTTAACGAACTTTATGCCAGCGGTCAGGGCGGTAACGCCACGGCTCTAAAGGGCATCCGCGATGCGTTTGTGAAGCGCCTCGATGAGATCGGCCCTGAAGAGTACAAGGCTGCGCGCCAGCAATACAAGGGCGACATCGAGATCAAAGAAGCCCTTGAACTTGGTCGTCAGGGCGGAAAGATGCGCTGGCAGGAAGTGCGCAAGGCGGTCAAAGACTTGTCTCCGGGCGAGCTTCAGGCCTTTAAAACGGGCTATGTGCAGCACGTCATGCAGGGCTTTGAGAACACGGCCAACCGCAAGAACTTTGCTAAGAACATCATCGAGAACGACAACACGCGCAACTCCCTCAAGGCATTGATGGACCCGAGCGAGTTTAAGGTATTTGAGGCCGCGCTGAAGCGTGAGAGCGAGCTGTTTGACAGCATCAACCGCATCACCAAGGGCAGCCAGACCTTTGGTCGCGCCGCTGAAAAGCAGGCTCTCGAGGAAGAAATTGGCATGGGCAACGTCGCCAATGCTGTTGATCTTCTGACAAGCCCCAAGATGACGATTGCCATGCGGACGCTGCGTGCGGTGAACGATATGCGCAATGCGAACGTCTCTAAGGCTACCTTCAATCAACTTGCCAAGATGCTGCGTGCTGGATCTCCTGATGAGATCGACGAGGTTCTGACAGCAATTGAGCAGGCTGCGCCCGCACAGAAGGCCGCCAGCGAGGCATTGGAGCGTAAGGCATCTAAGGCTGGCACGGCCACTGCGCGCATCTCTGCGCCGTCTCCGGGCGAGGAAATGCCAGAAGAAGAGCCTGTTGAATTTAAGCTTCCCTCTCTTGATGAGGAGCCAACTGGCGTCACTGTCAGTGGTTTGGCTGCAATGCCCGCTGGGGCTCAAGGGGCCGCCGTTGATCCTGATCTGGCCATGAAACAATTCTGGGACGATTTTGCCAAGCTGTCTCCGCAAGAGCAGGAAGAGTTTAAGCGCTACATCGCTGAGAAGGGCGGCCTTGGTGGCGGAACGATCACAGACACGGGAGAGCCTCAGTAATGCCCGGATTTAAGGATCGAGCTCGAGCCACTGCCAAGGGGGTGACGTTTGCCTTTGGTGATGAGATTGAGGCTGGCTTGCGCGCTCTCGCTCAGCGAGATCCGTCTGCCTATTCTCGTGAGGTTGCTCGCATCCGGCGCGAAATGAAGGCCTATGAAGAGGCCAACCCTTATGAGGCGCTTGCCTTTGAGGGCGCTGGTTCGATCCTGCCGGGTATGGTGCCCGGTGTTGGTGGCGCTCGCATGGCTCAATTGGCCGCCCGCGCGCCGCGTCTTGCTCGTTATGCCCCTGAAATAGCTATGGGCGCTGCATATGGCGCTGGCGAGGCTGAAGGGTTGGCCGATCTGCCGCGCAGCATGTTAGAAGAAGGCGTGCTTGCGGCCCTTGGTTATGGCGTTGCCAACAAGGCAGGCCAGTACGGAAAAGCTGCCATCGGCAAAGCAAAACAGGCGGTTTCTAAGTTTGGCGTGAAAAAGCCTGCAAAACAGTATAAGAAGGGTGGCTTCACCGTTAAGCGGAGATCCGGCAAATGAGCGCTGCATCAAAATTTCTAACACAACTTTACAAGGACTTTGGTCGCCCGCTCGTTAAGCAGGTAATGGAAACTCTTGGCGATCAGGCTGATGAGGCCATGATCCGCAAGGCTGTACAGCGTGAAGCTAAAAAGGTTCCTGAGGCAAAAGCCGTCAAAAGCGTTGTCGCTAAAGCTGAAGCGCCGAAAGCGTCTAAGCCTAAAGCAACAAAATCCTCGACCCCTAAGGTCGAAGCACCAGCCTATCTAAAAACTGGCGCTGGCACCAATCGTGATTTGGCGGCGGACGTATTTGCTGCGACATCTACCAAGGACAAGAGTGCCCCGTCATTTTCCGACTGGCGTGCTGCGAACGAAGGCAATCTTGGCACCATGTTTGATTATAGCAAACTACGCCAAGTGCCTGATGTTCCCCAGTTTCAGATTGAACGCTATCAAGCCCCTCGTGGCCCTTCTGCGCGCATCGTGGATGCCTTGGCCAACGAAGATGTGGCTCGTGGAATTAACGAAACAGTGGAGCGCGGCGCAGAGCGTGGCGGCCTTGAATGGTACAACACCGATCCGCTTTATCGTCGTTTGGTTTCATCTGTTGGCCAAGACCGCGCCCCGGCTGAATACTCTCGTTTAATGGATATTGTCGCAGCAACCAGCCCGCGCGCTAAGGTTCAAGACAACATCCGCATGGCGTCGTATTACAACTATCTGTTGAAAAACGGCATCCCTGTGCCTGACAAGCCAGCGCCGGGCTATGGCTCTGTGGCTCAAAGCAGCCACGTTAAGCATGCCCGCAACATTGCTGAAGAGGGCGGCTGGAACATCTTCGACAACCCTAAGCCTGCAAGCTTTTCCAGCAATCTGCAAGGCAACCAACAAGTTGCCACGATTGATACGCACAATTTCCGTTTGCCGGGGATCATCAGTCAAGATCCGCGTTTCTTGGCAACGTCTTTTGATGAACTGGTTAAGCCAGAAGCAAATGATCGGCAGAAAATCATTGCTGATTTGCTCGCCCAATATCCCAATATGCAAGGCGCTGATATTGATGAGTTTACCAGCAAGCTGGACAATCCAAAGCCCAAGGTAACTTATCGTCCGCAGGATTGGCTCAAGTCTGGCTCAATCTCTATGGATGAAGCTGTGGCTCGGCCCAATTTCTGGGCGTCTATGCCGAATGAAAACGAATATGGGTATTACGAGGCATGGCAGCAGGATCAGGCCAAAAAGCTTGGCATGTCTCCAGCTCAATATCAGGCCTCTATGTGGGTCGGCGGCGGAGAGGACACTGGTCTTGGTTCAGTTGCAGAGCCCTTCTTGAAGACGTTTGAAGCCCGCATCAAGTACACGGCAGACCGCTTGGGTGTGTCCCCTGAGATCGTCATGGAAAAGATGCTCAAGGGCGAGATGCCTTTGATGCAGAAGGGCGGCCACGTTGAGCTTGAGGAACTTTCTGAGAAGTACGACGTTTAACTGACACCATTTCGGGGATGGGCATTTGTAGCGCATCCTCAAATGGCCCAGCATTAAATGTGCGTTTTTTCATCTCACACCCTTTCTGCCCAGCAATAGGCTAAGCCATAGTCCCAATCCTTAGCCTCCATATAAGCCCTCTGGAGGCCCTCTGAGCGCTCTCCGCGCCATGTGAAGCATTTGACCACATTGCCGTTCGTCTTGCGGCCCCAGATCGTCCAGATGCCCATTAGAAGTTCCACGGCGTTGCGTTGAGCTCAGCGGCAATCTTGCGCGCCTTTCGTTTGTCTGTCGGAATAAAGATCTCTTCAATCTTCTCCCGCTTGCCATCTGCAATGTTCTCAATGACGAGAACCGCCCATTTCTTGCTTGGCCATGGGAAATAAGATGCTGTTTTCATGTCCACCTCCAAAAGGGTGGGGCCGAAGCCCCTATTAGTTAAGCAAAATAAGCTTCACGATCCTGATGTCGCTCACGAGCGGCGAAATAACCGCCTGCATCCAGAGCCTGATAAGCGTCTGAGCCATAAGCTGGATCAATCTCAAACCAGCAATCATCTGTCAGCTCGCCACCAGCATCGACATGAGCTTCGACGCGAGCGCGCAGGCGCTCGGCGGCTGCTTCAACCGCATCACGATTGCGACGCGCCCAATAAGAAATACCTTCCTCGGCATCGTAAGCCTTTACGCGATCCAGAAAGCGGCGATCATGCGCCCAACGGCGACCTTCACAATCTTCTGCTACAACATAAAAGGCAAAACCAACGACCTGCTCGCCGTCGCTATCAAGGCCCAGATCAATCAGATCATTGCGGACTGCAAACTCAAGATGTGCCATGTCATTTCTCCGTTTGTGGGCCATCGGCCCTGACAAAGCCCTCCTACGCGCCGCATTTACCTCTGTAAAGTGAAAAATGCACTTAGAGTGATTTTTTTTCGAGGTCTGCTTTTAGGGCGTCGATCTCGTCCATCTGCTCGATTAGCTGCTGGAACATGTCGCCCTTCTGCCTCAGGAGCTCTTTCAGTCGGTCGTGCGCCGCCATAAGCAGGTCATAAGAGACTGCCGCCCCCGGCTGCGTGGCAGCCAAGAGAGCGGCAAGGAGGGCTTCGTCTTCGGGTTTGGTCCTGATCATTTGCTCTTCTTTATCATGCGCCCCGTCTTCGGATCGCGGGGCTGGGTGTTTTCCATGAGGTGGCGGAAATCCCTACGCAGCATCTCGTTTTCCCTCCTGAGAGTTGCGTTGAGGATCTGAAGCTTCTGGATCTCCAAGGTGCCTTGCTTGCGGTGCTCCGCGCAAAGGTTCAGCTCCTCATTGAGTTCCTTGATGCGTTTCGTGTTCTCAAAGATATTCCACCACCCCATGTCTCATCTCCTCAAAATGGAACGTCGTCCGATAGATCGTCAAACGCAGGAGCGGCCGGTCGGCTCTCAGCCTTGGGCGCGCCAACAAAATTAACGTGATTTGCGTCGGCCACGTCAACATCAAAGCTTGGCTTGCCTTGATATTCGCTAACTTTAAGGTTGCCCATCGCAATGACCGTCACGCCCTTTACGGCCTTGGGGAGTAGTGTCTGGGCCATCTTGCCCCACACCTGCACCCGGTACCAGTTGGTTGACGTGTTATCGCCATAGCCCTGCTTTACGCCGACAGAGAACGACAACACATCCCGGCCGCGAACGTCCTTGACGGTGCCATCCTTGCCGATGTTTCCCTTGATTGTGATTACCTGCATGATCAGATCCCCAATGCTGCGCGATAGGTGTCCAGAAGCATGTCGGCTTCTTGACGGGCGTGGGCTTCCATCTTCCGCAGGCGGACGATCTGGCGCATGATCTTGGTGTCATAGCCACGTGACTTGGCTTCGCTGTACGTTTCCTTCACACAGTCTATGATTTCCTGCTTTTCAGCCTCCAGCTCCTCAATCCGCTCGATCAGCAGACGCAGCTCATCAGCACTAACTTGTTCGCTCATTTGTTGTTTCTTTCTTCGATAAGGCCATGCGTATAGTCTCGCCATACGATGCCGTGGTTTGCTCCAAACGCATAGATACACTCGATCAGGTCGGAGAATTGGCTGACCGATAAAGTCGATGACTTGGGCGGGATCACAACCATGCCGTCCCCGCCAAGGTTTGGCTCAAAACGTGCCTTGATGCCGATCTCGAACAGGAAGACTGCCTTCCATGTTTCCTTGTCCAGATCGCGCCCACCGGGCTTTGCGTCCGAAATGTCTTCCAATAGCGCCCACATAAGCGCATTTTGGTCGAGGCTGCGGGTGCGCTCTTTGAACGAGACCACATAGTTGTCTGGGGCTTCGTCAATGAGCTGCTTGGCATAGTCACGCTGCGCCTTCGTTTTTAGAATTATGCTCTTCATTCCACTGCTCCCAAAGCCTTTCGGCCTCGGCCAGAAGATCGACGCCCCAGCGTTCCTTGAACCCCTTATGGCCCAGAGCCTCAACCGATATGGTCGGGCCGTGCTGGATCAGGTGGTGCATGGCGCACAGGGGAACCAATCTCTTATGGCTGCGTGAGATCCGTTTGTGGCCATCGCTGGTCACGTGATGCAGGGTCACCGGACGGCGTCCACAGGCAAGGCAGGCACACTCTGCCACCCAGCCCATGAAGCGCCGCTCTTCAGCCGTCGGGGCCGCACCGGCCTTTGGCTTCATCCGTTTATGATTGACCTTCATCGAGCGCCTTCAGATCTGCTTCGACCTCGGCCAGAAACTCAGCCACATCCTTTTCCAGCTCAGCGATGCGCTCGTCGTCCCGCTCGACGCGTTGCACAAACACCTGATGATGCTCAGGGAAGCGGGGGTCATAGCTGACAAAGTCGCACCATTTGCGGCCGGTGACAGCCATCTGCCACTGCATCTGGGTGATGTATTTGGCCGGGACTGTCTTGCTCAGCAGCGTGTCGAGATGTGTGGCGGAATTTGGGCACTTGATCTCTACCAAGCCCTCTTCGCCCACAAGGCGGTCAGGCGAGGCGTGCGTACCCTCAATCGACGGGTGCTTATAGATCCCGCACACCTGCACCTCATTGCCCGTCAGGAAGGCGTAGGCATTGGCTGCGTTGTCCTCCTGATCATGGCCCCACTGCATGGCAGCGTTGGTGAAGCTTTCCTGCGGCGTGCCTGTGAGGCGCTCCAGCACGATACGGGCCTTTGCATTGGCACGGCCAGCACCCCAGCCAGTTTTGGTCTTGGCGAGGGCTTCATGGACGGCAGAGGCACCCAGAGAGCCACAACGGGCCTGATGCCATTCGGGTGTGTTCTGCTCAATCATTTCGACACCTTCTTCTTAACGGACGCAATTGCGTGATCGGCCTGATCCTTGGTCAATTGCTTGATGGCATCGACCTTGTAGAAGCGGCACAGGCTGGCAACGTCGGTGCCTGTAACCTCGATCATGGTGATCAGCTCAGCAATCTGGGCGTCGTCAGCCAGAACCTTCTTCGGCTCAGGTGCGTCGCGGCCGGTTGTGGCTTCCAGAGCATCCCGCTCCACAATTTCGAGCGCGGTCGTCCAGAGATAGCGGCGCTGGTAGGTTTCAACCGCGCCAATGTTCTGCACCTCATGGCAGCCCTTCAAGGATGCACTGCCCATCGGAGAGGTAATGACGATCTCTTCGCCAGTGTCGATGTCCACGATCCGCATGGTCGCATATTCGTTATCAAACGAGATGACGGCGCACAGGCCAACCATCTCAAACGCGTTCAGCGCCGGGATCAGAAAGTCGGACAGTTCGAAATAGTCATAGCCAGCAAACGTGTTGCGGCCGCTCTTCTTCAACGGCTGCGCATGCACCATCGTGCGGGCATCGTTGAGCTTCTTATACACACTCATAACGGTCTCCAGTTCTATTTGTTTGAGGGCTGCACCATAGCAGCGCCAACCCCAAGGTCAATAAAAAAATTGCATTGGGTGTAAAACGATGTATACGCCGCCGTGAAAAGGAGAAAACCATGAGCGATGATGTAAAGCATCTGATCAACAAGCTTTATGCCGATATGGCAATGCACAACATCCGGGCATACCAGCTCGCCCGCAGGGCTGAGATTGGTGCAAACGTGCTGAGCAACTGGCGCACCGGCAAGCAGTCACCGACCCTTGCAATGTACGTCCATGTGCGTCGCGTGCTGGATGACATGATCAGTGAGTAAGTACGGGGCGAAGAAATCCCAATGCCTGCATGGTCACACCCATGACAGCATCAAGGAGGCCAAGCGCTGCAACGATCTGCATATGCTCGAGCGGGCGGGTCACATCACCCATCTGGTGGTGCAGCCGCAGTTCTGGTTCCAGATCAACGGGGTGCAGATCAAGCACGACAATGGCCGCCGGGTAGGGATGAAGCCAGATTTTCAGTATTTCGAGGGGGACAAGAACGTGGTCGAGGATGTGAAGGGCTTCAAGACAGCCGAGTACACCCTGCGCAAGGCCATCTTCAAAGCGCTCTTTCCCCACATAACCTTTGTGGAGAGCTGAATGATACGCATGACCAAAAACCTGCCACGTCGGAGAATGACGCTGGAAGAGTTCCTAAAGATGCCGATCATCGTGCCAAAAGAGGTGGAAGTGCCCGCCCAGCTTCGTCCGATTGCGGATGAGGTGTGCGACCGGCACAACGTGATGCCTCGCCATATCTTTGGCAACGGCCGAGATAAGCAGTGCGTTGAGGCTCGAGCCGACTTTGTGCGGACCCTGCATTTCAAGCACCGCCACACCGCGCAGGACATCGCTCACATCATGAAAATGGACCTGACCAGCGTCAAGCATTACCTTGGTTTGCGGCCAAAATCCAAAGTCAAATATGATGACTTGCGATCAATCTATCAATGAGTTAGGTTTTGGGGGTGAGACCGGGTTCGCGGCGGCCTCACCCCAACATCGCCTGTAGAGGAGGCAACGTTATGTCTTTTTATACCCCGCTGTCTCTCCGTGTGCAATACGGAGGCTGACATGCACTACTATAAATTCAATATAGGCGATTACGCCCGCTCGACGCGCCACCTCTCGAATGAAGAGGATCTGGCCTACCGTCGGCTGATCGACATGTACTACGAGAACGAGGCCCCTATCCCGTTGGAAACCCAGTGGGTTGCGAGACGGATACGGGTGGCTGCCGAAGTGGTTGAGATCGTCTTGCAAGACATGTTTGAGCGCACCGAAGACGGGTGGAAACACGCTCGCTGTGAGGCAGACATTGCCGATTACCACAAGAGCGCGCAGCGCAACCGTGAGAACGGCAAGCGTGGTGGACGGCCAAAATCCGTGGGTAAGAAGCCCAAAGAAAACCCAGTGGGTTTCCAGTCGGATGCCAGTGGCAACCCGGTCGTAACCCTAACCAATAACCATAAACCATTAACCATTAACCAAGATATACTCTCTAACGAGAGTATGCCTGAAACAGATGTTTCAGACACGCAGGAAGAGCGGATCAAGGCTGATGAGGTTTTTAGGGAATGGAACCTTGTTGCTGACAAGCTTGGTAGGCCGAGGGTGCGTGACCTGACGCCCGAGCGTCGGCAGCTAATCAACTCTCGCATCAAGCAATACAACACCGAAGATTTTGTGACCGTGTTCAACAACATCGAGATGAGCCCCTTCTTGCGGGGTGATCACGGCTGGAAGGGCTGCACGTTCGATTGGGTCTTCAAGAAGGCCAATTTTCAGAAGATACTCGAAGGAAATTATAATGACTGATACGCTACGAAAGAGCCGCGAGCAGGCTTCTCCGGCCCGCTACGGGATCGACGCCCTGCAAAACCACTGCGCTCAACTTAACAAGCTTAACTGGGTGATCGCCAGCGGCCGCCCCTATTTCGTGAACCGCCGGGAAAACTCGGACGGGTCTTTCTCTCATTTTGTAGATCGGAGCGCATAATGGTGTACGCAGAACGCATTCGTGAGTGGGCCGACGCCCGCAACCTCATCCTCGGCAGCACACCGCAGGCCCAGTTCGTCAAGCTGATCGAAGAGATCGGGGAGCTGGCCGAGGCCATTGCCAAGAACAAGAAAGATCAGTTCGAGGACAGCATCGGGGATGCCTTCGTCGTCCTGACCATCTTGGCCGCTCAGCAGAACGTGCCAATTGAGCAGTGCATCGCCAACGCATGGAACGAGATCAAGGACCGCAAGGGCCGTATGATCAACGGCGTGTTTGTGAAAGAGGAAGACCTTGCCGGTTAACAGGGGGCGAATGCCGGATCTTGAGAAAGTGGATATTCTGTTCCGCAACGGACAGACGCGCCGCAATCAAGATCCGGCAAAGTGGCGGTGGAAGCCTTTCGACTTTGAGAGTGATTGGGACATCGTTCGCTACCAACCGTCTCTGGACGTGTCTGGCCGTACCTAGCTGTTTCACACTGTGCGTAAAAAAAGTTATTGACCCCGGTATTTAATGCGCTTAGAGGGGGTTTTGTCAGAGGGCATTGGTGCCCACAACAAGGAGACTGACATGACGACGATCCGCCAAGCACAGGCCGCAATCGACAAGGCTGGCATCCCGCTCGAAATCGTTCGCGGTGAAGGCTATCACTATTTCATCTACTTCAAGCCGGAGCGTAACATCTACGAGACCGTGAACGTGTATGTTCCGTACACCAACACATGGTCGCCATCGGAGTGGGCCAATCAGGCCGGTCTGGCTTTTTTCGAAATCGACGGCATCCTTTCTCAGCGCGGACTGGAGGCCTGAGCCATGATTAAGTTCGAAATCATCAAGCACACAGCCCAAGACATCAATGGCCGCACCGAGTGGATTGCCACCGTTGCGCATAGCGAGACTTGGTCTGACGCCGTGTGCCTCGCCATGGAGCTGGAGGCTGCGGATCGCGGCAAGCTGCATAATGGCCGCGCTATTCAATACGACGTAATTAAACTGGGAGCATGAACATGTACGATTGGAAAGACAAACCCGTATCTCTGGCCATCAAGAGCAAGCTGCGCGCAGAGCTCGTAGAGGCTGGTTTTAAGACCGTTGGTGATCTGGTTGACGCAGATCCGGCTGACATTGCCGCAAGGGTCCACAACATCGGCCTGAAGCGCGCTGAGAACATCCGTAATGCTGCACTGGCAAGTGCGCTTGCTGACGCCTTGGAAGGCCAAAAAAAACAGGAGCGTAAGCCGCGTAAGATACAGCAGCCCCGCCAGCCTCGGAAGCAGGCAGAGCCGATCATCATCCAGATGCCGCAAGAGCCGTTCTCTTACGTGAAATTTGCTGCAACGGTGCTGGTAACCGCTGCCATCGTGTTCAGCGTTAGTTTTTTGATTGAGTTGATTGCATGACATCTGAAGAGTTCAAGGCAGCGCGCAAACAGCTCGGCATGACGGTTCGCCAGATGGCCGACGCCCTGCGCCTGTCCACCACAAATGGTTACCGGATGATCCGGCGTATCGAGAGCGGCGAGATTGCGGTCTCTGGCCCGATCTCGGTGGCTGTCGAAGCCATGCTCGCCGGGTTCGTCTGGGTCGAAGATGATATGTTTGAGGAGAATGAGGGTGAACGATATTTTGAAGAGGGCTTCTAAAGCCTTTACCAAATACGACCGTCTCAAGACTGAGATGGCTACCTTGGAGCGTGAGCTGACGAGCCTGTGCCGCGAATATGACATGGCATCTGGCTGCCGGGGAACGAGAGTTGAAAGCCTGCGCCAACGTGCAGGGGAACGTATGGGAAGGAAAGTCGCATGAACGAATTGATTATTGGCGGTGTCGCCATCGTGTTCTTTGCCGCTGGCTGGTTCCTTGGGGGCATTGGGCCCACCAACAAGCTCAAGGCGCTGCAAGAAGAGTACGAGACCCTGACCGACCGAGATGAAAAGGGCCGGTTCAAGAAGTCGATGCGGGTGCTGAAAGATGGTTAGTGACCGCTGCGATGAGTTCTTCAAGCAGGACCAAAACCTACAGGCCCGGCGTCGCAAGCTTGAGGACGGTTCGAAGGCGCTCTGCAAAGCCATTTTGGAAACCGGCAAAGTGTATCGCCGCATGACGATATACGAGCAGGAAGAGGCCAAGGTTTATGCGGGGCTGTCACCGAACAGCACATATTTGGGATTGATCAAATGAAAAAGCTATTACTGGCGCTGGCACTATTGGTGCCAACAGAGGCGGCCGCTGCAACATGGCGCAAGGCCGCTGAGAGCAAAGACGAAAGAACCACCGGCTGGGTCGATGTGAGCAGCATCAGGACCAGTAAGACCGGCAAGACCGCATGGGTCAGGCTGAACCTTGATAGCGGTAGCTGGGCCACAAGCTTCATCGCCGTGCGTTGCTCGGTCAAAACTTACTACGAGGCCAAGGTGGTGTATTACGAGCCAGACGGCAGCTCGAGCGATCTGACGGCCGATCAGCCTAAGTGGAAGCTGGCAACGCCTGACAGCATCATGGACGGCATTCTGGACATGGTTTGCGACGACACGTCGTATTGAGGGGGGTAATATGATTGAGATTGGATTAGAGCGCGCCAAGCAGGCAGCAGATCACGCAGGGGATGAATGGAAGGCTGCGGCCTTTCAAGCCTTTGTGCAGTACGCTCGAGAGCATAAGACGTTCACGACTGAGGAAGTTCGCAAGGCCAACCCAACGTTGCCCGTTGCGCCCGATCAGAGGGCATGGGGGCATATTGCAAAATCTGCGGAAAAAGCGGAGATTGTTGAGGCGGTTGGATATAAACGAGCTCAAAGCTCAAACGGAAGGGTATCGGTCCTGTGGGGAAGCACTCTGATTTAGAGTTAGTGTCTCGCATCGTGGCTGATCTACGTGATGAGGCGCACATGGCGATCTGCAAGGCGATGGACGTGCCTACGATTGATTTGAAGGCGACTGAAGCCAATTGCCAGTTGATTGAGCATGTGGCCGACTACATCGAGGAAAGGTACGCCTATGACGCCTACGCAACTAGGTGAGGTGATCTTCGAGTTCATATCCCGGCTGGAAGATGCCGAGACAGAGATGTGGGATGAGATGGCCTTCATTGAGGGACACCTTCACCTCACAGTCCCTTTTTGCGATGGCAAGTGGGCCATCATCATTACCAGACCAGACGAGATGGACACAGTGCAATGAGCCAAGACATTGAGGCAGCTCGGCGGAAGCTAATCAACCGACGCGAGATTGAGGGTAGGCCCTTTAGCGAAGTTGTGCAGCGGGGCATCATGTCGGGCCAGTGGGATAAGGGCGAACTTGTCCGGGGTGAGATGAAAGATGTAAATATCCCCTTGCAAAGTGACGAGATAATTGTAGAGTAAAAAGATCAACAGGGCCGGTGGCCCACAGGAGGTAGCATGATCCGCTTTGAAAACTACAGCATCGACAGCGGCCCCAAGGGTGCCACGTTCGTCAATCATATCACCAATGAGGTCCGCAACTTCGCATTTGGCGATGAAGAGGGCGATTTCTTCGACCTGATGGACCACATTGAAGAGAACGACTGGGATGAGGAGAACGAGCCTTATTCCGTTGTTCTCGACCGTTTGTGGGAGCGTACTAACAAAGGAGCAGTGAAATGAAGAAGGTAATTATCGCAATCGCATTGGCAGCAACGGCCACGCCTGCATTGGCGCAGATCCAGTATTTTCTGGTCCGTCAATGGATCGAGCGGGGCAACCAGTTCTGCCAATATCAAAACGGCACCGTGCTGAACATCGGCGTCGGCGTGTGCCCCTTGAGCATCCGGGGATAATTGGGGTGGCTGCCTTCGGGTGGCCACAGCCAGTTGCGTATCATGACAGAGAAACAAGAGAAATTCCTGCGGTATCGGGAGAAGATGCTTCCGATCCAGTTAGATCGAGCGCGCCGCAAATACTACGCACTGGTCCGAGAGGCCCGGCGCATGAAGATGCACACGCTTCTCACCAACCAAGAGATGTTTGGGAAAGAATATGACTAAAGAAGAGCGCATAGGAGATCTGGAGGCGGTTCTGCGCGACATCCTGCCCGCTTTGAGGGACTATCAGGAAGTGGCTTTAGACAACGGCCATCCAGAATTTGTTGGGCGCGCAACAATAGCCTTGCATTTGGTTAAGAGAGCTTTGGGAGAGGTAAAATGACCAACATAGCACCTATAATTCAAACACTGCCAGTGCTTAGCCGAATAGCCCGAGCCGCGCTTGACTGGAACCAAGTTGAGGCGGGTGTTCGAACCGGTATTCCTAAAATATCGTTGGGCCGGTTTGAGATCCTGAAAGGGAACTTAAACGCCATTCAATGCGGTTTGTTGCTCGATGCGTTCAGCGCAGAGGGAGTGAATTTTTCCGTAGAAGGCAAAGCCATCCACGTTACGATTGACGCCGAGACTATTGCCAGCTCGATGAAGAAGCTGGAAAGCTTGGAGCGCCGACGCGCGGACTACAAAGGAAGCCGCTAAACATGATTAAGCCAGACCTAATCTGCCGGGACAACATCTTGATGCCCGAGCAGCTCCAGTTTGTGCATCCAGAGACTGGCGACATCATTGCCTCGGTCAACGCAAGCACGCCTGAGGGCAAGTACACGGTTGCCGCCATGTTCATTGGCTTTGAGAAGGTGGGCTACAAGATCAAGGACGAAACGCACCTCGTGACGACATCTGAAGGCGATCCACTGCCAACGCAACTTTAGGGGAAGCAAAATGAGCATATTATCTACCGATGCAGAGGGAAGGGCTGCGATACGTCTTCAGAAGCGTATAAGCGCAGCCATCAAAGAGGCCAAAACATCAGGCATGATGGATGTCTGTAAAAGCCTGAAAAGCATTAAAGACCAAGTGGACCGAACTATCTTCTATATGGAGAAAAGTTACAGAGCGGAGGCGGTAGAGAGAAATGACTAAACGCCCAGCATGGTACGGCGGGAACAAAATCCCCGACAGCTACCTCAAGAAGTTTCAGAAGGCCGTAGAGGATGAGGGTATTCCCTATGACCTGCGCGTGTTTCTGGACAAGCTGAAATGAGCCCACAAGAGCGGATCGCAGCCCTGCAAGATAGGGTACGCATATGCTGGGAGATGGCCGGGGTGTTCATGCAAGCCAAAGACGCGCATGGCCTGCATGACATGGGGGTGGAGATCCAAGGCCTGAACTGGGCGATTAGGGAGCTCGAGGCCCTATCGAAAAAAAACGACACTTAGTGCATTTTTCCTATTGTAATGTGAATAAACATCGTTCAAAGAGAATTGGTCAACGGGGCTTCTGCCCCACAACTGGAGACTGAACATGTTGCACTTTGAACTGAACGCCGCCAACGAAGTTACCGCCATCGCAAAGGCTTTTCCTGAGGGCGCAGATTACACACGTTGGACCAGCCGCTGGGATTTCGACAGCATTGAAGACGCGCAGCGTATCGCTGATAGCGCAACCAAGCTGACTGGCCGCCTCCATATCGCAACCGACGCTGGTGAGTGGGTGTCGCCCCGCTTCGACGTTGTCGAGGCTCCGGTTGTAGGTGCCGAAGTGTCCTATGCTTTCAACGGTGACTACTACCCCTGCGGCGTCATCACCGCGATCAGCAAGAGCCTCAAGCTCATCACCACCAGCACTGGCCGCAAGTTCTATCGCCGTCGTGAGAGCGGTTCGTGGATCAACAACGGCACGTGGGCCTTGGTTTCGGGCCATCACCGCGAACTTAACCCAGAGTTTTGATTGAGGGGAGGGGGGCTTCGGCCCCCACAGGAGGCAGACATGATTGAAGTAACCAACCAGAACCGCGCCGAGATCGCAGATTTCCTCAAGGCGAACATCACGACCCCCGGCAGCCGTCCGAACCCGCAGTCGATCTACATTCGTGGCAATGGCATTGGCACTAACCTGCCGATCCGTGAGGTCACCGAAGACAAGGTGATCTGCCGTCGCGAGTGGACCACCATTGAGATCCCGCTGGCCGAGATCCGCGAAATCAAGATCTGGGAGTATTGAGCCGTGAAAAGCTATCATACTGAGTTTTGCGATGCAGCTTTGGTTGATTTCGGAGATGAGGGTGGGGGTGTTTATCACTCAATCCACGATCACGAAAAAGACGGCGAGTTTATGAGCATCGCTGCTTACGAGGTCGTTGAGAAGATGTTTGAGCGATGGCTTACCAAGCCGGGGGCATTGTGCTGTAGATTAAACATCGAAGAAGGCCTTCTCGACATATTCCTAAAAGCCCCAGATCATGACGATTTCATCGCTAATTTTAGTGTTGATGTAGGGGACATTTTCCTGTCCTATGCGCAGATCTCCAAGGAGTGGTATAACGATCCGCCCTCTCAGGTGTCTGCAATACTGCGCAAAATAGCGGATGATGTTGATGCTATAGAGGGGAGTGCAGAATGACATACGTAGACATGACCAAGTTCGACGGCATCGTGGATGTTGAGAGCAAATTCAGCGGCTTTGAAGAGGGTATGTGGAACCTAATCAACAGCCATATCACCGAATGGCTCAAGGATGTGCGGATTGATGTATATCCCATTGATGGCAACATCCGCATGGAGCTCGATATTTACGTCGAGGGCGCAGGGAATGAGATCGTCTTCGAGATGCCCTATGAAGAGTTCTTCCAACTGCGCAATGACGAGCCGCCAGACATGGAGCTATTCCTGTTGGCCGGTCTGAAGTATTACCGCGAGGTTTACGACTGCCTACCGGGCGAGGAATGCCCGATGGAGGATGATGAGCCCAAAGAGGATCTCAACAGCCTGTTGCTGCGATATGAGAGCGAGGCCATCGCCTTGTACGACATGCAGCGCGCTGACGCAGACCCTGAAGACTTTGTCGGGATTGATCGGAACGCGTCTATCGCCAAGCGCAAAGAGACACTGGCAGGCATTCGAGAGCAGATAATTAACTTTCGCAAAGCCTAAAGACAGCGTATACCCCTAAGTGGAAGTCCGCCCGCTGGCATATCGGGTTCAACATATGCCACCATTGCATTACCGCACCACAAGGTTTAGATAGAGACCTATCGGAAGCCCTGTCCCGATGCGGAGCAAGCGATGAGTGATGATGAAGGCCCAAAGTACGGCAAACCCATAAGGGTAGTAGGCCGCCCCTCCAAATACGATCCCAAGTTCTGTGACGATGTCCTCCGCATGGGGGCTGAAGGCTATTCCATTGTCGAGATGGCCGCAGAGATCGGCGTAGCTAAATCAACTTTAAAGGATGAATGGCCCGCTGCTCACGAAGAGTTTTCGGTCGCCTTCGCACGCGCGCGCGAGCTTTCGCAGGGATGGTGGGAACGTCAGGGTCGCCTTGGTCTGTTTGCTGACAAGTTCCAGCCTGCGCTTTACTCACGCTCTATGTCGGCTCGTTTCCCAGAAGACTGGCGCGAAACCAAAGAGCAGCGCATCACTGGTGCTGATGGCGGCGCAGTGCAGGTCGAAGAGGTGAAGAAGAAGAAAGAGAAGATCACCCGCATCCTCGCACGCAAGGCCGCTGAATGATACTCGACCTGTCCCCTGAGGAGCTGGAAGAGTACAGCCTCCCAGAGCTGGCTTATGCTGATTGGCAACTGTCTTGGGATGCCACAGCGCGCGACAACCAGCGGCTGGACTTTGACTTTCTCGAGTGTGGCATTCTCGCAGGGCGCGGCTTCGGCAAGACCCGCGTCGGTGCTGAGTGGCTCGGCCGGGCCGTCTATACGGACACCAACACCTTCGACAGCGCAGTGATCGCGCCGACCTATCAGGACGTTAAGTTTACCTGCTTTGAGGGCGAGAGCGGCCTGCTCAGCGTAATACCGCCTGAGCTGATCAAGAACTACAACAAGACCGACATGATCATTGAGATGTTCAATGAGGATGGCAAGGTGTCGATCATTCGCGGCTTCACGGCAGAAAAGCCTGAGCGTCTGCGCGGTCCACAGCACACACGCATCTGGTGCGACGAGCTCGCTGCGTGGCAGTACGATGAGACATGGGACATGGCCATGATGGGCCTGCGTCTGGGCGAGAAGCCTCAGGTGGTCTGGACCACAACGCCGAAGCCTAAGGATCTCGTGCGCAAGCTGGTGAAGCCCAAGAAGGGCCGCCATATCATCACCGGCTCGACCTATGACAACAAGGCAAACCTGCCTGACAGCTTCTTCGACCAGCTTCAGCAGTACGAAGGCACCCAGTTGGGCCGTCAGGAGCTGTACGGGGAGCTGATCGACCCAGAAGAAAGCGGCATCATCAAGCGCAGCCAATTCCGTCTCTGGCCAGCCAAGAACCCGCTGCCCCGCTTTGACTGGATTATCATGTCGCTGGACACCGCCTTCACTGAGGCGACGTTCGACAAGCGAACTGGTGACCCTGATGCCACTGCCTGCACGGTCTGGGGCGTGTTCTTCCATGAGAAGCGCAACAACATCATGCTGCTGGACTGCTGGGAGGACCATCTGGGTATGCCGGATCTCATCCGCCGCGTGCGCAAAGAGATGGCCATCCCTTATGGTGACGACGCAGATCAGGCGCTGATCAAGCCCATGTTTGGCTCGAGCAAGCCCATAACGAGCGGACGCAAGCCTGACATCCTGCTGATCGAAGACAAGGGGTCGGGTATCTCGCTGCGTCAGATGCTCGAGCGTGAGCGCATTGATGCCTATGCCTACAACCCCGGCCGGGCTGACAAGTTGACCCGCCTGCACATGGTGAGCCCTGTCTTTGCGCGCCGCATGGTCTGGCTGCCTGAGAGCGACAAGCATGAGGGCCGTCCGAAGAACTGGATCGAGCCAATGCTTGCGCAATTGTGCGCCTTCACGGGCCCGGGCAGCATCAAGCATGACGATTATGTGGACAGCGTGACGCAGGCAATCAGGCTTTGCATAGACAAAAACATGCTAGATGCTGTACAAGCACGCAAAGATGAGGTTGGGCCGCCACCTAAGCGCGTCTCCAACCCCTACGCCATTTAAAAGGATCAGGCGATGGACGAAGACGAGAACATCCTCACAGGCGAAATCATCGAAATGGACGATGACGAAGACCAAGATGTTGTCGATACCGATGACGGTGGTGCCATCGTCAGCCTAGACGAAGACGAAGAGCCGCGCTCGGACGACTTCTATGCGAACCTTGCAGAGGGCATGCCTGAGAGCGAGCTTGGCAAGATTGGCGCTGAGTTCCTCGATCTGATCTCGAAGGATAAGGAAGCCCGCAAGAAGCGCGACGAGCAGTATGAAGAGGGCATCCGTCGCACTGGTCTGGGCGATGACGCTCCCGGCGGCGCTGACTTCCAAGGTGCGTCTAAGGTCGTGCATCCTATGCTCACTGAGGCCTGCGTTGACTTTGCGTCTCGCGCCATCAAGGAGCTGCTACCCCCTCAGGGTCCAGTAAAGGACTTCATCCCCGGCGAGATCACGGCCGACAAGGTGCGCAAGGCTCAGCGCAAGACCAAATTCATGAACTGGCAGCTAACGGTGCAGAGCCCTGAGTTCCGCGCCGAGCTTGAGCAATTGCTCACACAGGTGCCATTGGGTGGTGCGCAGTACCTCAAGACCACATGGAACGAGGCGCGCAATCGCCCTGAGTTTCTGTTCGTCGGCATCGACGAGATGTACCTGCCCTTTGCCGCGACCAATTTCTACACGGCGCAGCGCAAGACGCACGTCCAGTATCTGACCGCCATCGACTACCAGAAGCGCGTCAAGGACGGCATGTACCGTGACGTTGACATCGGCCCGGTGTCGATGGAGCCCGACATGAGCGCGGCCGAGAAGGCCAACAACAAGATCGAGGGCCGTAACGAGAGCAGCTATAACGAGGATGGTCTGCGCACCGTCTATGAGGTTTACGCTCTGGCCGACATTGAGGGTGAGGGCGCTCTCCCCTACATCATCAGCATCGACAAGGTGTCAGGCAAGGTTCTGAGCATCTATCGCAACTGGGATGAGCTGGACGAGGCCAAGGAAGAGCTTCAGTGGTTCGTCGAGTTTCCGTTCGTGCCGTGGCGCGGTGCCTACCCGATTGGCCTGCCGCACATGATCGGCGGCCTGTCTGCGGCGTCAACTGGTGCTTTACGCGCCTTGATGGATGCAGCGCACGTCAGCAACAGCCAGACCATGCTCAAGCTGAAGGGTGGCTCGAAGGGCGGTCAGTCTCTTGAGATCCAGCCGACACAGGTCATGGAGATCGAAGGCGGCTTGGCAGCAGACGACATCCGCAAGCTGGTCATGCCCCTGCCCTATAACCCGCCGAACCCGGTGTTGTTCCAGCTTCTGGGCTTCCTGATCGACGCAGGCAAGGGCGTTGTCCGCACGACGCTGGACGACATCGCTGACGGCAACCCGAACGCTCCGGTGGGCACGACGCTCGCCAAGCTTGAGCAGGGCATGGTTGTGTTCAGCGCCATCCACGCTCGCCTGCACAATTCCATGCAGAAGCTGCTCGGCATCCTGCACCGCCTCAATGCGATGTACCTCAATGACGAGGAAACAGAAGAGGAAGTCGGTGAAGAGCTGGCAACGCGTGAGGACTTTGAGGGCCCGCTGGACGTTGTGCCGGTGTCTGACCCGAACATCTTCTCGGAAGCCCAGCGCTTTGCCCAGATCCAAGCCGTTGCCCAGCGTGCGAGCGCCATGCCGCAGCTTTACAACGTGCGTAAGGTCGAAGAGCGCATCCTTGATACGCTGAAGATCCCGAACGCCAAGGAGCTGCTCAATCCTCCGATGGAGCCGAAAGAGCAGAACGCGGTGAACGAGAACGCGGCAGCGACAATGGGTCGGCCGGTTGTCGCCTTCCCTGCACAGGACCACATCGCACACCTCAAGACGCACTTGGCGTACATGATGAACCCGGTTCTGGGCATGAACCCGATCATTGCGCCCGTCTATCTCCCGATTATGTTAAACCACCTGAAGGAGCACTTGGCCCTTTGGTACGTCTCGAGCGTGCTTGAGTTGTCCGAAGAGGTGTCAGGCACCGACGTTGTGGAAGACATGAAGAAGGTGAAAGATCCCGAAGCCAAGCAGGCGTTTGACCGTATGCTGGCCGAGGCATCTCAGACCGTGGCAAACGAAGCGCCGAACGTCTTCCAGAGCCTGCCCCCTGTCATTCAGCAGGTGCAGCAGGTCATCCAGCAATTCCAGCAGCCGAACATGCCGCAAGACCCGCGTATCGCTGTCGAGCAGCAGAAAATGGCAGCGCAAGCACAGAATGATCAGGCGCAATTGCAGCTTGAGAGCCAGAAGATGCAGGCACAAGCTATGCAGGATCAGGCTGACATGCAGCTTGAGCAGCAGCGTATGCAGCTTGAAGAGGCGCGCGCCCAGATCGACCTGCAACTCGAACAGATGAAGCAGGACCGTGAGGACCAGCGCAAGCGTGCTGAACTTGACGCCCGCATGGCGATGAACATGCAGGACAACCAGACGGCTATGCAGCTTGCCGCTGCCGAGATTGCGTCTGGAGAGAAGATCGCGGTGTCCACCGGCACCGGGATAAACCCGCAACCGTAAGGAGGCCGTGATGGCTAAGAGCGATAAGCCGAACACAAGTGACGTTGCCCAAAAGGGCGAAGGCGTGAAGCAGCACAAGCGGATGGCCATGGGTGAAATGCCCAAGGTTCCGTCGATGCCAAAGACGCCTGCATGAGAATTGAGACACTGTTGCAGCGACTGGAGCAATCGCAGACCGAACTGGCCCGCGATGCGCTGCAACAACCTCAAGGCCGTGACCTTTACGAATACGGTAAGGTGATCGGCATGTACGCTGGCCTAGAGCTTGCCAAGACCACGCTACTCAACATGGTCGCGGAAGAAGAGCGAAAAGGCTTTGATCTATAACTTGCGGGAAGGAGCACCATGCAAGACTTCGTACTGAATAAGGTTCAATTCACCTACGAGAGCCTCGATGAGGCTTTCCCGGCGATTGATCCGGGCGTTGAGCCGTTTGGCTCTCGCGTGCTTTGTCAGATCCGTCTGGCGAAGAAAAAGACCGCAGGCGGCATCATCCTGACCGGCGATACCAAGGACACTGAGACTTGGAACACGCAGGTTGCTAAGGTGGTGGCTGTTGGGTCTCTCGCCTTCAAAAACCGTAACACGCAGGAGCCTTGGCCCGAGGGGTCATGGTGCAATCCGGGGGACTTTGTCCGCGTCCCCAAGTACGGCGGCGATAAGTGGACAATCAAAATCGACGATGATCAGGAAGTCATCTTCGTAATTTTAAACGATCTGGATCTGATTGGTCGAGTTACGGGCGATCCGCTCGCAATGAAGGCCTTCGTCTGATCCATAAGGCTGATGAAAGGAGCCGGTCATGGCTGAAGATGTGTTCAACGAGAATGACGATGATGATCTCGTCGTTGTAGAGACAGAAGACGAAAAAATCCCCGTTTATCAAGAGGATGAGCCCAAGGCTGAAGAGCCTGAGGAGCAATCCGACGATGAGGATGAGGATGAGGAGCGGATGGGCGTGTCCGATGAGGACACAGAACAGGAGGTCACTAAGCGTCAGACGCGCGACCGCCGCACCCGTCGTGAGATCCAGAAGCAGGCCAAGGAACGCGCCAAGCGTGAGATTGAATACCTGCGCCAGCAAAACGCAGAGCTCATGCAGCGTATGTCTGCCCTCGAGGGTAACACGCTCTCGCAGCAGGCCCAAACTATCGCTCAGCAGTATCAGCAAGCCCTGTACGAAAAGCAGCAGGCCGAACTCATCATTGCGAAGGCTATCGAGGCTGGCAATGGTGACGACGTGACGCAGGCCATGCGTATCCGCGATGAGGCGAATATCCGCGCCGCGCAACTGGCACAGGCCCAGCAGCAGGCTGAGCAATACGCCCAGCAGGCAACCGCGCCGCGTACCGATCCGCGTATCGCGGACTATCGGAGCCAATGGCTGGATGCTAATCCTTGGTATAAGCCCAACGGCCGCGATGAGGACAGCGCAATCACTACGGCGATTGACAACGCTCTGGCTGCTGAAGGCTGGAACCCTGCATCGGAAGAATACTGGCACGAACTGACGCGTCGTGTCGCTATCCGAATTGGTGGTGACGAGGCTCCGTCTCGTGAAGCCGCCCCTCGCCGCAAGGCACCGCCGACTGGCAACACCCGTGAACATGCGCCTGTTTCCACACGTAAAGAAGTATACGTGACACCGGAAAGAAAACAGGCTATGATCGAAGCGGGCATTTGGGATGATCCGGTTCGCCGGAAGTCTCAGCTCAAGGCGTATCAAGAATATGATCGTAACAACTCAGCTCGCTAAAAAGGAGAGAGCTAATGACTGAAGAACGTATGGATGAACGCCTGAAGCGTGAACTGGGTGATAGCCGTCGCGCTCGTGGGGAAACTGATCGTCATGTGTCAGAGAACCGCGAGATGACCGATGACGAACGGCTCGAGATGTTCCGCATGAACCTATACAACGACCACTTACCGAATATCCCCGACATTCCGGGTTACCATGTCTGCTGGCTCACGACGACCAACAAGTCGGATACTATTCAACAGCGCACTCGCCTCGGTTACGAGTTGATCCGCGCTGAAGATGTTCCCGGCATGGAATTGGTCACGCAAAAGACTGGCGAATACGCTGGTTGCATTGCAGTCAACGAGATGATCGCGGCTAAGCTGCCCTTGTCCCTGTATTACAGGTACATGCAGGAGGCTCACCACGACGCACCGTTGCGTGAGGAAGAGAAGCTCGACGAGACCGCGCAGTTGATGCGTGAGCAAGCCGAGCGCGCTGGTGGCAGGCTGCTGGAAAGCGATGGGATGCGTGAAGTGGGCGATTACGCTCCGGCCAGAGGTATTTTCTGATGGCCGGTCTCTCAACCATCAAGAGGTAAATGGCTATGACTACTACTGCTCAGCCGTTTGGCTTGCGTCCTTCATCGCACCCGTCGGGTGTGATCCGTCCGGTGGCTTACACCATCGCGTCGGGCTACGCTGCCAATATCTTCCAGAACCAGCCGGTTCGCATTGCCCCCGCCACGTCAGGCGGCCAGACTGAAGGCACAATCGTTGCTGCTGCAACGGGCGAAGCTTTCATCGGCACCTTTCAGGGCGTGGAGTTCACCGATAGCGACGGCCGCTATCGCGTGAGCAACAAGTGGACCGCTTCCACTTCGGCAACCACCATCACTGCTTATGTCACGGTTGACCCGATGATCGTCTACCAAGTGCAGACGAACGCCAACGTTACGACCGCTGACATCGGCAAACAGTATGACTTCGCCAACACGACTGCTGGTAACAGCACGACTGGTTTGTCGACAGCCGCACTGGATGTTGCATCGGCCGCCGCCAACGCCTCCGTCCGTCTTGTCGGTCTCAGCGATGCTGTGCAAGACAACGCAGACGACGCGTATCTCACTGTTGAAGTCCAGATCAGCGAACATCAGTTCGTCGCTGATAAGGCCGCTATCTAAGGAGGGCTTGAACTATGGCTACGCCAATGCGTTCAACTGATTTCCGCTCTATTGTAGAGCCTATTCTGAACGAAGAGTTCAATGGCATCTACGATCAGCGGGCCGATGAGTATGCACAGGTTTTCAAGACCTTCCAAGGCATTGCTCGTAACTACCACGAAGAACCCGTCCTGTACGGCTTCGGCGCTGCGCCGGAACTGCCGGACGGCATGCCGGTCACCTACCAGTCGGGTGGCGTGCTCTTCATTCAGCGCTACGTCTACAAGGTCTACGGCCTTGCATTCGCGCTGACGAAGGTGCTCGTCGAAGACGGCGACCACATTCGTATCGGTCAGACCTATGCGCGTCACCTCGCACAGTCGCTGATCGAAACGAAGGAAACCCTTGGCGCTAACATCCTGAACCGTGCTTTCAACGGTTCGTATGTCGGCGGCGACGGCGTTTCGCTCGTGGCGACCAACCACCCGCT